AAAATCGATGGTATACTCAATACCTGAGACGGTATATTTTATTCTGCCTTTGTCGGTAATCATTTTACAAGTCCGCCAAAACTACGTTATCCAGTGAATAAGCCACTAATTTGTATTTAATTAATTCTACGTACGTTAATTTTTCCCCCGCTGCACCTGTTTCGGAAACCCAGGTAACTGTAATATTTGAAGGCGTAAATAAAGCTTCATCCGTTTCAACACGCACTTCCCAGCGCTTTCTACCTGATTTTCGGGCATCATAATAGAGATCACAATTTCGATAAACAGTAATTCCACCCAAAACATCCGTCATTGTAAAGGTCATATTTACGCTTTCCTCAGCACTGGCACCTGTTGGTAAATCCGCCTCAATAGTAAAAATTCCGTAATCACGGTGGCTATCAACTAAGCCAGTGGCATCCGTTGCGGTGGTTCCGACCGTTAGGGTGGTATCTGCTATATCAGCGTATACAAAAACATTGCTGGTTTGACTGGTCGCGAACATGTTTAATACGGCTGCTTCGATAGTCCGCTTGAATCCGTTTTGATTAAATTCGAGCGAATGACCGATCACCATTCCTCCACGCTTAGTCCAGCCCATTGTTTTCGATGGGAAAAGGGGCAAATAGGCGTTTGAAATATTAACGACATCTCCGGTTTCCACTACAATCGAGGAGAGGAAGACTTCACCAGACCAATAACAAATGGGATAACCATTTATGCCGAAAAATCTTTTGGCAATCATTTTTTTCAAATCATCCGCTATCTGATTAATATCATGAACTTTAATAGTGCGTTTGTTTATATCCCCAATGTTTAGGGTAATGTTTGGTTCATTGGCATTTTCTTTTTCAATAAAATCATTTGTACCAGGATTAAAATTCGAGAAAAATTCGATATTTGAAAAACTGCCTGTCATGTCAATATTCAAGCGTTGATTATTAGAATTATTTTCATCAATGTCAAAGTCGCCTTCATTCGGAACCCGCATATCCAGGGCATGTAATGTTAGCAAGCCGTCACTATTAACAAAAATAAAGGCCGGTATTAATGGCAATACTTCATCAAATAGATACCGAATTGCATCGGTTGGTGATTCTTCTAAATACCAATGAAACATTGAAGTCACTACTTCAGGGTGATACCACCGCTGGAAATCGTTTTTACAGGCGATTTCATCAATTAGATAACCAGCATCTAATCCCCAGGAGTCAACATTACAGTCGTAAGTTCCACCGTAATTTGTTTGTAAGAGTTGCATTATAAATTTATACGGATCATACGCAATTACAAAAATTTCTCGTATAAAGTCATTAATGGCATGCTCCTGAATTACGGTATCCAGCCGCGCCCGCCAGGTATAGAATTTGTTAGTTGAAACCGATAATAAATGAAAAACCTCATCATTAATTTTGGCATATACATCGTTTTCACTTCCCCAGGGAGCCGATTCAGGCGTGGTAAAATTACTGGCATCAGTTACTTCAACCGCCGTATATTTCAGCGAAATATCATCAATTGAAAAATGGGCGTTTGAATCATCAGAATAAAATTCTAAAACTAAATCATGAAAGGCATAATCCGAGCGGATTTGGATGATAACTTCATGCGTGCCAGTAGTACAGGGTAAACTAAAGAAAGTTGTTGTTAAACCTGATACATATCCCTCTTCGGGTAATGTCCCACCACTAAGTGAAGCTAAAGTATATGAAAGGACATAGCGCATACTAGCCACCGGTAATTCACCAAAATCAGTGCTGTCCTGCGTAATTGAACCATAACCAATATCATAATCAAATTCAATCTGTTGATTGCCTAAGTTATAGGCGAAATCATCAGTAACCACCCAGTCGGTACCGTCTGAAAGATCACCATCAGATATTAATTCAGTTTCGCTGGCAGTAATAGCTGCAGTTAAGGTGCTATTGGTAAACTTACGAAATAACGGAGTGCGTAAAGCCGTCCCCCACCATTGGCAAGTAATGGAATATGATTTTGAGTCAGCAATAAATTCGACATTGGTACAAGTGAACTTTCCGAGTTGAATAAAATCCGTAATCGGAGTTTCCTGAAAACCATAATAAAGGTAAACCGTAGCATTCAAAAAGTTATACGCGCCAATGGTGTCCGAAATGTCATTATCGTAATCAATTACCGTAAAATCCAGGGTTGGCAAATCACTGGTTAAATCCGAAAGTTTTATTTTTGTACCCTGATATTTCACTTCGGAAAGCCATTTTTTATAGCTGGAAGTGATACCTGAAAAGGTACCGGTACAAAAATAAAACGATGAAATTTTTATTACGATTATAGGATTGACATTCAAATCATCCACGTAGTTGCCAAAATTAGTTCCGCCAAAAATCATGACAAAGTCCTAAATTTTTGAATATCGCGTAAACGATTGTTTAATTGTGTTATCATTACTGAATCTAAGTTGCTGGTATTGATATTGATATTGATATTTCCACCGCCTGAATTTTGGGGAGTCTTTCCCTGCCTGATTGCTTCCAAAATCGGTAAAGTAATTGAGTTCACTGCTCTGCGAGGCTCGATAAATTCCCCTTGCTCGGCATGAACAATGACGTTATCACGCGTGCCTTGCGTACGGAAGGGAATGCCATGCGTAATTGTACCCCCGCCGGCATATCCAGGAACCAGACCACCTTCTTGCAGGAAGGGCAGACCAATCATATTGAAAGCCGCTTTTACACCAGACATGATTAGCATTTTCGTGGCCATTTCAGCCACACTCATAGCAATGCTTTTGAATTTATTCTCCAGGGTTCCTGCCTGCCAGATTACATTTTGCAGGCCGTTCGCCAGGCCGGTAGCAACATTTTTGCGAATGTCGTTCGTTTTTTGCTGCGATTTGGTGAAAGCTATATTCAGATCGTCAGCATGTTCCGGGAGTTCCTTTTCCGTTGTTAATAATGCCTGAGCCGATTCTTCACGTTTTTGCTGATTTGTTAACAGGCGTTCATATTCGTTAGCCAATGCGATATTTACATCCCGCTGTAATACGGAAATTTCCAGCCATTTCGGCAGACTGGTGTCAACTATTTCTTTAATAGCATCATTGGTGGCTTTTACTGAATCGGTAGTCGTTTTAGTAACTTTCTGCTTTTCCACATGAATGCCAAGTTCTTTTTCCAGGGTAATGACACCTTCGGAAAGCAAATTTTTCAGGGTTTCGGTTTGCATTTGCGCTGCATTTTCGATTCCGAAACGTTCCTTTAAAACTTGCACGATCTTTTCGTTTTGGGAAAGGTTATACTTTAGACCTTCCCGCTGGCCGTGCAAAATCATAAAAGTCGCTTTAGCGTCTTCGGTTTTACCGGCCTTCTTTTCGGCTGCTAATTGTTTTTCAAGCTTTAACGTGTACTCAATCTCTTTATTTAGGAATTGCACCGCTTTATGCTGCTGAATTAAAGCCTGTTCCTGTTCTTTGCCTGACTTTTCGCCTTTAATTTTTGCCAGAATGGTTTGAGCAAAAGTTACCAATTCGTTCAATTCCTTAACCATACGCGTGGCAAAAGGTAGTACCGATTGACCAAGCGATTCCATTAAGGTTTTCATTCCCTCGTCAAATTGTCGCATTTGATTCGCGTATGAACCTTGTGTTCGGCCTAAGTCGCCAATGGCATCCTTTGAGTCTTTATAACTTTTTGAAATCAACGCCTGCAGGCGAACATTCCGTAATTGTTCGGGATTGAGTCGCGAATATTCCTTTGCCGATTTGATTAAACCCATGTTAAAAGCTTCTTGAGCAAGGGAACCTTCCTTGACGTCAATACCATACTTGGTCATGGTTTCGGAACTACCTGCAATCGCCGATTGAAAGTCTTCAATCACCTTCTGCGGAGCTACGTTTGAAAAGGAACCAATGTCCATTGCCAGCTTGACAATTCCGTCCGAAAGTTCAAAGGCTTTGTCAGCCGCGAATCCAGCCGGTTTAATCAAGTCGCCTAAACTACCCATCATTTGATGGATGGTGGATTTCGCATAGCCAGTCGATTGAGAAAGTTTATTTACCGAAAGTGTGGCGTTTGATACGCCCTTAAAAACGACATCGAATTTATTTTTTGTTTCCTCAGCACTGGAAGCGAGATCGACCATACGTTTCGTGAGCATAATTACACCAGTTATAATACCGGTTGCAATTATAGCATTGACCGCAGCAAAAGCCATCTTCATTTTTGAGCCGGCCTTTTCACCTTCACCGCCAGCTTTTTTTATCTTTTCGGAAATTTCATCCAGACTTTTACCGAGTTTAGTGTCTGAAATAATTTCAAATACTAATGCCATTATCGTCTACTTTCAATAAATTCCTGCGTTTGTTGCCGTTCGCGTTCCCGATTTAGAAACTCTTGAAAAATACTATCAATTTCAATGTAAGCTAAACTTACATACTGCGCCTGAAATTCGTCAAAGCCGGTAAAATATGCCTGAATGATGAAGATTTGCATACCGGTATTTTGCACTCGATTCAAGTGCCTGTAAGCCTCAAAAATTCGCTCATTCAGGGGGAGTAATATCAAGTCAGCGTCAGGATATTCCCCAGTTTCCTGAATATATTCAGCCCTGAAAACATAAGGGGTAAAAAGCTGTGCTCTTACCCCTTTTTGGAGTTTTTTATTAATTCACCAACGTTAAAGAAAATAGAAACATCGGTTATCTTTTGTGCCAGGAAAATCACCCGTTTTGCCAGTTCAATCGGATCAGCATTGGTCATTAAAAGTTCTACCGATTCGGGCAGGTATTTCACTTCCTTTTCACCGGCGAATACGCCCTTCCAATCCAAAACGTTCTTGAAAACTTCTTCCGAAATGTGATCCGAATCCAGCCCGCGTGCATAACGAATTAAATATTTTTCATCCTCTGAGTAATCCACCCAGACCGTATATTCTTTTTGCGTATTAATATTAAACATTGAATTTTCCCTTCTAATGTTGTAAGATTTAATAAGAATGTATTAATAAATTAGTAAATACTAAGTAATTGTGCTGCCATCGTGGTAGCATTTCGAGTCACCATTGACTACCGTCAGGCGGAGGGGAGATGTAATTGCTGTCATGCCAGTAGGTGCAGCTTCGGCTTCGATGGCCTGATATACCAGCGTAGAAGGAATGCGTCCGATTTTGTCAATATTGTAAGTCGGCTGCAAGGGAACCAGGCGCGGGAACTGTAATTTTATCGTATTGCTGGCATTGTGGTAAAAGTATATTTCCATCTTTTTCGCCGTGCCATCTTGAAAGTCTTCAAATGCCGTGCGAGCTTCCGTTTCACTGAATTCAAGGGTTACCAGAATATCGGATTGAATGCCATCGATACGCGGCTCCGCCGTTAAAAAGGCTTGAGCGTTCGCGGTGGTACGGTCAGCCAGGAAATCACGAACTAACGGTCTGGCAATTGAGATTGTAATGGCTGTTGGAAAAACCCGATCTGATCCATCACCTGAACTATTCCAATCTGCTCCGCTGGCTGCATTCATATTGATGCGATATTTCGTAAATGGAACTAAAAGCGTGCCTGTTGCCTGGGTAACGACAAATGTTGAACCTGGCGAACCACCGGGAAAGTTATCCGAATCATTTGTACCGTCAGCACCAATTTTCACGTCATCAGCGATGCCAGTGATATTAAATTTCATGAAACCGTCATTTCCGTTCGCGGAAAGTTCAACCTTTGATGTTTTGACCGTTGGCCATTCGTAAAGTTGGGCTGCCGTAGAACGGATGATCGCCGCCGCCGTGAAAAAACGCCCTGAAACAAAATCTGCCATATCAGCGTAATGCGTGTATACGCCTGTTGCCACGCTGCCAATATCGGTTCCAATTAACTGAAAAATCGGAATCCAAAGATTTGAACGATACCGCAGGCGACCGGATATTGCGAATTCAATTTCCCGATTGCCTTGATCGATATGTTTTGGAAACGGTTTTCCGATACTGACATCCTGGATCATTTGAATTTGTGGTGCCAGACCTGTTAAACCATCAACATCCACCATTGCAGCCCCTGAGAGTGCTACCGCTGTATGCCAGGTACTGGCGTTTATCAGGCCGAATTCGGCATTCTGCGATACCCCTGTATTGTCAATTGCCATAATTTTTTCCCTCGTTTAATTAAAATTATTGTAAAATTTCTACATGTTTTATATTTAAAATAACGGCTCCACCTGCCATATATAGGCCGTTATCATTGATGTCAATGCCGTAATAATCGAATCCGTTGAACTGGCAAAGGTTGACTTTCGTGTAAAGGGTATCGGTTGCCTTTAAGACTTCGGCCACCGCGCGGAGATAACGATAACAGTATTTTGCCAGATATTCAAGTTCATCCTGCCCGCCAACCCAGACTTGAACTTTGATCAGATAATCTAAATCCACCGCGCGGGAAGTATAATCTTCGCCGGGTGCTGCAATTGGATAAATTTCGATAGAAGGGAAATCCTTCCGTAAGAAATTATTCACTAATGAATAGGTTTTTGGATCAATTAATGTTACCTGGTCATCAAAATCAGCAGCCACAGTTATTAATTTTGCTGGCAGATAAAGTTGTAAGATTTCCTTGATACCTTCCAAAATTGGCTCAATAAAGCCCACCCCTGACGAACTGGCAACGGTATTAATGAATAATAATAACATTATGCCCACCTCCAGAGACCGTAGGGCATTTTGTTACTTGCATTCAGCATATTTGCCGATACGCTAAACTGTTTGACACAAGTTATCGCACTCATTCCAACTGAAATCAAATCAACGGTATGATTTTCTTCATTCCCAACCAGGAAATAATTTCCGTAATCCGTTATTCCCCGAAAATGGGCAGTCGTGCCACCGTTGGGAATAGTTCGGGAAAAACATTGCGACCACTGGGAAGACCAATGCGAAATTGAATGACAGCGCAAATAATTGTCATCCTGACAGGTTGAAAAAACCTGATTTCCGATAACGCGAATACCGGCAGGAACCCAGCCCCAGGCCATCGGACGAACGATTTCCTTTTCCAGATTAATCCAATATAGACCTTCCCGCGTATATGAAGGGTATTCCATTCCTGATGCAATTATTCTATTTCCATAGAAGTCAATCCCCAGCAGGCGGAGTTTTTCGGAATTATAGGTTAATGAATATTCCTTTATTTTCGCATACGTGTTAATCGTGGTTCCTTGATAGTATTTGTTCTTATCCCAGATTGTCAGGTCAATTGCATCACCTCCGAGCGTACAAATGCAGTTAACTTGATACATCATAGAATCTTGACAGGCGGATTGACCGGAGTCATTCCGATAATTATTATTTGTGTGTGCCACGTATTTGATATGTGTCAGGGCATGCCCATTAAAGTCATAAAAGTGCGTTAACCCAACATTTATACCCAATCCTAAAATACCTTGTTCATCCCGTTCTTCAACTGCGAGAATCATGTTTTCACCTTACCAAAGAATATAGGTCGTTTGTGAACTTAATGTTCCGGAACTTGCTTCATAGTGCGAAATTTTTACCTTCTGTACGCCGTGTAAGGGGAGTACTAAGAGATAACGCCCGGTTGCCGTTGCTTGTACACCCTCACCCAAGTAATAATCTTCCTGAGTGTCGTCATCCTCACCGTAGGCCGTTAAAATTATCTGCCAGGTTCCTGTAATGGCGGTGACATTCCAGAAAATTGTAATATGTGAAAAGCTCGTTACATCAATATTTTCGATTGGTGAACTGGCGGTAATTGCTACCAGTGCTGCTGTTGCCGAAATACTGTAAGGATTTCCGACCGGGAGAGGTTGGGTTGCTCCGACCAGATTGGCCGCTCCATCTGCCCCGAATGCTAGTTTGTTGCACTGCCAGTGAACTAAGGAGACTTCATCTGTTTTTATGTCAACCTTTGTACTATCCGTTGACGGTTTTACTGCGACATTATCTGCCATATTTACCAGACCTTTACAATTCGGGAATAAGTTCCCGGTTTAAGATTAACTGATTTGAAAAGTTTTAACTTGAGAATTTCCTGCATGTAAACGATACGAAAAGTATTCATAAAGGCTAACAATTCGTTTTGTGTGGGGTCAAATGTTTTTCTGCGTGGTAACTTATGCGTTCCCCACTGATGCTGTTTCCAGTTTTCAGAATTTATAAAAAATCGAAAGCGGGTTTTTCCAAAAAAAGTGCGATCAATTTTCCATTGTGATCCCTTGCCACCCATTAAAGCGTTATATAGGAATAACTTACGCTTCATAATTGTTTTGCCGGGATATTTTCGGGCTTTCCAGACTACATAAGGGATTGATAATTCTTTCCATTTTCCTGTTTTTCCTGTTGATCCTTCGGTATCAAATAACCTTTTAACATGTTGCGGGATTAAAATTTTTAGCTTTTCCAGGATTCTGTTATTTACGTCAGGATCATTCGTCAGCTTTTTCAAGGCCTTAAATTTACGAATATTTTCAGCCATGTTTTTAATGTGAAATGAAACCACCTTTACCACCTGTCATTGGCAATACTGATTTTAGTGTCCAGGATTTCATCATCGGAATTTTGTTCGGTATAAGATGAAATTGTACTCCGTTTGATAACTTTCTTGTCAGCATCAATGGCTGCGAAAATTCCAGGTTCCGATTTAATAAAGGCTAAATAACTGTTATATTGATCCAGCAAAATTTGCCCGTGTTCGCTTTTATTTGGCGAAACTCCCATAAAGGCAGCGATTTCAGTGTCGGCCCCGGCACCTAATTGATTGACCAGGCGGAGAAACTTCATATTTTCAGTTAATACCGTCAGGTTCGCACCTGTCACATAGCTGTTTTCAATGGTGGCAAATACTAGCGTATTTGTGGCAATACTTTGAATCGGTTGAATTTCAAATTCATAGCCGCCGGTCGAGTTAAAGCCGTCTAACAGGATTGAATCACCGCCTGCGAATTGAGTCCCATTGGTTACGGTTATTGATACAGTACTTCCCGCTGTAATCGCACCTGTCGCCACATCATCAATTGAGTACAAATCCGTTAAGTTATACCCAGCTATCCTAACCGCCAGCGAAATTTCAGCCGCCCGATTTAATATGAAGCCCTCAACCTGATTGATTGAAGGCTTCGAGGTTGCTAAGTAATCCCGCTGCTGGTTAATTGCCGAAATATCGCCTGTTGTACAAAAAGCCCGCATTATTTCGCACCTTTTGATTTTCGGGTTTGTTTAGGTTTTTCAGTTTCGGAAATTATTGGTTCACTGGCCTTCGGAACTGGCTGAGTCGTTACATCGTGGATTACTGTTTGAGCATTTTCCTTCACATATTCAGCATAGCCACAAGTTACGAAATACTCCGCTTGGTCATCAGCCATTTCCACAATTTCATCATGAAATCGTTCAACCCGCTTTACCATGTAATTTCCGAGTAATTTTATTTTTGTCATAGGAGATTACTCCGCATTATCTGAGTTGCGTTTTTTGCCTTCAATGGTTAGGTTTACAATTCCGGGAGTTCCTCTGATATGAATGAATTGTACACCCATGCCTTCTGTTGCCGTTATGGTTTTAGCAGTACTGGAAACAGTGGTAATATCATTCATTTCCCAGGCTGTTCCCCATAGAGTATCAGAATCGCATACAATTGCACCGGCCCCGGTTCCACCGCCGTCTAATATTAGAACACGAATCGAATCACCTGAGTCGGGATCCCAGTGGATACACATTCGAGTTATTTCCAACGCACCAGGTGGCGAGTAATCTCCCGCCGTGGTAGTGTCACCCAAAACCCAGTGATCCGTTGCAGCCGTAGTCGGGTCAATCTGCCAGGTATAAACCACCCGCGTGCCCGAAGCTTCACCAATTATCTGAGGCCAATATAATTCAGCATATTTGTGATCCGCTCCTGTCAAAACCAGGAAGGCGCCCACAAAAAGCAAGGTTAATAAAACAATTAAAGCATTTTTCATTCGCATGTGAATTTTTCCTTTAAGTTAAAGTTAAGGTAAATTATGAATTACAGGTTACAAATTACAGTCAAAATTCACAATTAAGCCACTACCGTGCTGAACAGATAGCCTGCACCTGCCGCCGTTAATTTCGGAATATCAATGATCGAGACTTCCACGAACCAACTTTTTCGAGCAGGCACCCAATATCGGGAAACCTGAAAGTTCTGATAGGTAAAGTGCATTCCCAGGGTCATGATTTTCTGTCCAACGCGAGGCGAAACGTAAGCAAATAACGCATACTTTCCCCAGACGTATGCCGAAGACAGGGTTTGGCCTTTATTGGCGGAATTATACACTGATCCGCCGACCAGCAGCCGATTGACTTCAAAACATTGCGCGGCTGCATCTTTTGACATCAGGGAAGGCGCGTTGACCGTACCACCAGGAGAAATGTAAGCTAACAGTTCTGGGTGACGTTTCACTTTATCCCAGACCTCTTCACCAACGATCAGCGTATTCGGACGCTGTAAAGCAACCTTTTGCACTGATTGTTTGGCTGTGATCTGATTACCCATCGGGGAACTATTTTCCATATCTGACCACTGGGAAGTCGTGGTAAGAGCAGAATAATAACTAGAAAAATTCGTGGTGGAAAATAACAGGGTTGCCAGCCGTTTTTCACGATACAGGCCGAGCAATTGAGTCAACACATACACTGCATCCGCAATCGGATCAAGTGGAGTGTCAGCATTATCAATCTGGCGTTGCGAGATTAACATACCGAGGGCTAACTCCTCGCAGGTGTACGTAGTGTTTGACGCCGTTGTGAAAATTTGAGCTGTTTCTGCCGTGTCACCACGAACCACCGAAGTTGGCAGGCTTGTAACGTCTCGTGCATCAAAGTAAAAATATTTATCAGATTCTTTTTGCACTGGTAACTTCGGGAAAATTCCATCGGCAATATATTCCATTTCCTGGTTATATTGCAGCGCAAAATTTGTCATTGGTTTGTCCAAATGACTTTCACGAATATCATAAAATGACACTCGCTGGCCACCAGGAACGGAGAGTTGAAAAATCTCATGCCCTTGCTCATCCGTAGTTCTTGGTAAACCGTTTATTACATCAATTCCAATTTCTGCCATAATTTGTAAGTCCTTATTTTATTTTTAGCGAAAAAATTCTAATCTGTTAAAAGTTAATTAAACCGTTAAATATCCGTTAAGCTTCAGAAGCAATTACATAACAGGAATCAAGTAACATCGGAACCAGGTCATTGGCTGCACCGGATGCTTCAAGAATTAACCCGACTGCTAGTTCATTGGCAGCATCAACGACTTCAAGCTTGCCACCGGCTGAATTTGCGACCGTTACGTGCTTCATAGCCGCGACCAATTCATTCATTTTAACCAGCGAAACGCCGGCAACTCGAATTACCGCGCCTTGATTGGCAGCGTCAGGTTTGTTTTGCAAAATCCCCACCATCGCGCCGTTATTACTGGTTTGTGGAGTCGCCTTCCCGCTGGTAAGTGTCATCGCACAAAATTGATACGTTGACAAATCAGCATTCGCGGGAAAGGTAACGTCTGTTCCATCGTAGGTGTACATAATTTAAAGCCCTTTATTTTTGTTAAAAGTTAAATACGAATTTTGAAAAATTATTAAACAATTTGTAAATCTTACATCGCCTGAACTGGAGAAGTATAACGAGCTTTCAGGTCTTTACGGACGTTCAACACTTGTGCGACTGCCTTGTCATATTTCAGGGATTTATCAGTAGCCATCAGTTTAACCGCCTCATTGTGGAGTTCATCCATCGGGTCAGAAAGTTGTATCTTTGCTGTCCCTGAACCTTGCGGAGTTGTGGCCTTGATTTCAGGCAGGGAATCGATCAAGGTTAAGGTCATTTCAGGATTGGCAATATAAGCCTTCACCCAGATTTCCTTTTGTTCGGGAGCGATTCGCCCTGAGTTGGTGGCCAGATTGAAAATCTTGCTGTCAATAACCTTTTCCGCATCCATCAGCTTTTGACGGGCTTCCAACTCCGCCAGGCGACCATTGACTGCTTGCAAATCGACACTAACTTTTGCCTTTTCATCCGTGAGTTTTTTCACCTGCTCCTGCAAAGTGGAATTCATTTGAAGCGTTTCTTGAATTTTGGTAAGCACCTGTGCTTCATCAGATACGCCCATTAACTTTAAAATTTCTGGATTCATGTTATTTCCTTTGTTAATTAATTCAATTGAATTTTGATTGGTATTTGTAGCTATATTTGAACTGGCAGCAAGTGGAGGCTCCGCTCCTGCCATGAGGGTTACTTCGGTTTGACCGGCCTTTAAAAAATTTTCATTCGTCAGGGCAAAGCCCACAAAGGTAAAGCCGTGTTCCTTCCCGAACTCATCCGTAAAATTCAGCATAAATTCGGGAGAAATAAAACTGAATTCTTTTTTCGTGATATATTCCTGCGCCTTTTCAGTCCATTCGATGCGTGCCCAGGTTGCATCGTCTTCCAATTTTAGTTCGTGTATTCGGCCTGAGGCTTTGGCGTATTCAGGGTTAGCGTCAAATGACGCGTGCTGATAATTTCCCGGAAGGAAAAAAGCTTGTTCCGCTGTCTTGCGGACACCAACACCAGCATTAAAGTTAGCGTTACCTTGTTTGAGGTCTTCGGTGGTGATATTAAATTCACCAAATTTTCCATGAACGAATTTTCCAGTATACAGGATTTTGTACCATTTCGTTCTGATATTCGCTTCACGAAGTTCAATGTAAATTCGGGGATTACTGATAGGTATAATTTCGGACATAATTTCCTCATTTTTAAAATAAAATGGGTAAAAATTACTCACTTATAATTGAATATAGCAAGGAAATATTAAAAAGTCAAGAGCAGAATTAGTAAATTGTTATTAATTTTGCCTGAATGTAGTAAAAAGATGGGAAAATTCGCTGGAATTTGAGGGGAAGGTTTAACGGATGTTGAAAATTTGTAGAAGATCGTTATCAGCTTTGAGTAGTTTTCCAAGTTCGATAATAGTATCGAAAGGTAAAAGCTTGAGGGAAATATACAAGCGCTGGGCATTAGTGACAGGCCAATGGTCGGAAATGTATGTATCTCTGGGGATAACTTTAGTTGTCAGCACCTGCGAATCAATTTGATCTACAATAGCAATTTCGATTTGCGTTGGTTGCGTCATTTTAAAAATTCTCCTATAATGTTTAACATTTTTTCAGCCTCTTGGCGGTCAAGTTGTTTATCTGCGTCAGGTAGTTGTTTATAAGCAGTATTCATTTGTCTTTGCCATCTTTCGACGGCCCAGGTTGGTACAGTCCATGATCCATCTTCATTTAATTTCGCTTTTGTAAACATATATTTCATCCAGCCCGACCAGGCAGTATGCGCGTAATCAGCCAAATATTCTATTAATTGTTCATTCATTTAGGTTTCCTACGATTGTCATCTTTTACCATTGCTTTTACCTTTGCTTCGGCATCTTTTTTAGAGTACCAATCAATTAAAAGGTTGTTACGATAAATGGTACAAACGCCGTCAGCGTCTTCTTCGATTTTATACTCCGCCATATTTGACGTATATTCATACGTTGTCGGAAGTTTTTTTGTCTTTACTTTGTTCATACTGCTCCTCACTTGCGTTAAAAGATTTGAAAAATTCCCCGACCCTCAATTGCTTAACCACGTTGGAATTATTTTTTATTTGTGATTGAAGGCCGGGGTGATATTAGAATTTATTCATCCTGGTCACTGTAAGTTTTTACTGCCATCGAATAGAATTTTCGCTGGCCATCGTTAATAATTAATGGAGTTGGTGCATTAATCATGGTTTTTCCGAGTCGGGTAAGCGGATTGAAATTCAATTGCAATTCCCTAAAATCCCCCAGAAGTTTGGTAATTACTTGCAATTCACCCCAGTTAATTACAAATACATAATTTTTACAAGTACATACAATTTCGGCCTCAAATTTCCAGGCAACGCTGGCAGGCTCAAAGGTTTCGCGGAATTCAGTCATTCCATTTGGGAGTTGTTCAAGGCAGAAAGTTACCGTCTTTTTCGGGAGTTTCGCCAGGATTTCAGGCGTCAAAATGAAATATTCGGGAGTGTTGAATTGCCATTCCCATAACTTCTTAGCCTGAACCTGTGGTAATTGAGTCGTCAGGATAAAATTTTGCCCGATTAGTTGCAAATGCGTTTTACTAATGCCAATGGTGCTAATTGAATTATTGAGGAATTTGGCAATTAAAGGCACGCAGAAAGGCTCAAAATTAACCCTTTCAGGGTCAGTAAAGGTATGAAAGTAGGCAATATGCCCGTCTACACCCATTAAGGAAAACTTTCCTTCGTTAGTATACCACCAGGTTCCGCCTAAAAATTCCCGATCTTCTTTCGCATTAACAAATTTTTCAACATTCGTTAAAACTTGCTGAAAGTTTTCAGGCGCGGGCAGCCATTCGAGTTCAGGTTGTTTAAAATTGGGAAATTCATTTATTGTGAACCTTTTGCTGTTGACAAATTTCAGGACACTCCCTGAAAGTACTAACCCTTCAGCTTCTATTTGTATTTTTGAAGCGTTGACCATTTCGGCCACCAGGCGTTTCAATTCGGACAGGTGCAGAAAAAACACGGTCGTAAAAGTTGCGGACGGGTTTAATTCAAGCGACTGCTGGTAATAAAACTGTAATCGACTATTAGAAAAATGGATAAAATTGGAAAACTCAATGGTCAAAATTGAACTTCCTTCGGTAGTAGAAAATTTGACATAATTTAATATATCAAGGTGACTTGATTTGTCTGCAAATTTTTGCAGGTTTTGCAATACGATTTTAAAAGCTTTACTATCTTTGATAATCATTTCAGTTATTCTCCTCTTAAAGATTTAAAATTTTTGGCCTGTTATAATACGTGAATTTCGGTTAATACGGACTTGACCAATCAAGGTGCAAATTTTTAGGAATCCGTAAATAACCAGGCTGATTATAAGCAGGCTGATTGTTTGTAGTATGGTATTCATTTAGTAATTTTTCCAATATAAGTAATATTAGTGGTTTGTTTTTTCTGTAATAATAGTTCAAACTCATGTAATAAATTCTTTCGATCTTCTTGCCAGTCATTTAAAATGGCTTGAACTTCATTAACTGTAATTTGATGTTTGGAAATATACTTTTTCCATTCTGATAATGTAAACCTCATTTCTTAGTACTCCTTATTTTTTATTCAAATAGCGTGCCATATTCGGAATAAATCTGCCTGAATTTTAGCGAATCCAGGCAGCGTGAGTTAAGTTATCTCGCATTTACTCTGCGGGAGGCTCTCGCCGTTGTTCTGCGCTTTTTATTCCATGCGTGATACTTTCTGGCTAAGCGGGAATCGGATTCCCGACCGAGTACAAATACTTTGCGAGAATTAAGCTTCATCGTTACGATCTCCTTTAATTAAGTTAGCGGTATTGAGTTCCAACTTTAAAAATGATGGAATGATTTTAAACTCCTGACAATTGACAAACACCTTGCCAAACGCTTGCAGTGCCCGAAGGGAGGAAATTCGGGAATTTGGTTTCAAGAGTTGAATGATGCGATTTTTGTGAATAATGCCATTTTCAAAAATCGTATCACTAATTATGACGTGTTTTATTCGCCAGAAGCGTAAGAGTTCGATAAAATCTTGTAAGGTCACTTCACTGTCCTTTCTTGTTTTGCTTTTACAATTTCAATACACCATTGTTTGAATGATTCGGCTTGAATGTATAACAAATGGCCTAAAATAGTATGAACAAGAGTTCCAGATGGCTTAAAGCTTTGCCATTCAATTATTATCTCAGCCGCTGCCAATTTAATATGACCATCTTTTAAGACTTTTAACGGTCTTTCTGGGTGCTGTTCCATCCAATTCAATCCGATTATTAACATTTGACGCGCTTCATTTTCGGCAGATTCAGCATCTTTTAATAAATCAGGTCTGTTACGCTTTTGTGTGGCTTCAATATAGCCGGTCAAGTTATCCATATCTTGCGGAAGGTCTCTAAGTGTTTTCACTTTATACACTCCTCTTTTACAGTTAAAAATGCGGCCCGATGGAGATCACCCTTTTCAAGCTTCAAATACTTTTCAAACGTCCATGATATTCTCAGGAAGGCTTCCTGATTGAGAATCTCAATCCGTTTGCCTATTTTTTGGATGGCTTTTAGGCCGATTAACAGCTTGATTAATATTTCGCTCTGCATTGGTGATCTCCCTTCGGGTTTGTTAGTTGATTAATTCGTTATTTGGCCGAAATATATGCATTCAGGCCGATTGTTACGTTCTTACCATTTACTTTTGCATCGACCGTTACGTTGCCACGAGTTGAGGCGACTACAAAACTCTTGCCAGACGCGCTCAATGCGGGTTCCTGCATGTCAATTTCAATAGTCATTACTTTGCGTTTTTCATCGATTACGACTTTCATTTTGTTGCTCCTTCTAAAAATATTAAGTTGAAAAAAGTTAATTAAGAATTTGTTACTTATCACTTGCCCCACCACGCGGGAACGATCCGCGAATATCGCTTATTCGATACCTGCCTCATCCATGATGGGAAACTATTGGCCAGTTTTTTGACGGCACTGGCCAGGCTGTTGTCAAGTTTATTCCGTAACCGACCGTAATTTTACTTCTTGCGCTTCGAAGAATACCGGGTGTGTCATCTGACAGGAAAGTTCCGTTACCTTTGTATCAGTGGTCATGGTGAAACGATGACCGTTGTCAATTGCCAGGGATTTGCCATTCCGATGGGAGAGTTTCCAGATATTGACCAGCGTTCCTTCGGAAGTTACGCTCCAGGCGACTGCTTTTCTATCTAATCGTTTCGTGATCGAGAATTCCGTACCGTTAATCAGGAGGGAAAAACCCTGTTTGCGAGTCATATAGATGATTAAATCTGAGTATTTCATTTTATCCACCTTTTTGTTTTTCGTTTCCCTTTTCCTGCCTGCTTACGTTTATGGTATATGCAAGTTTTATGCCATGAAAATAAATTTCAAAAGCCCAAAATAAAGGCTTTAAAGCGATAGTATTTTGTTGAAAGACAATATAGTTTTGGTAATCTATTACCAACTGGTCAATAATTGGCCAGATGTGGCCTACAGGCTGTTAAAAGCTGTATGAATATTGTCCAGACCTGGCGGAAATTTACCAGGTCGGGCAGCGGTCAGGCAGGATTTTGGCATAAGAGTTGAAATTTTTTGGCAGGATTTGAAAAATTATTTGGAATTTTCTATTGGATGACGGTATTTGCGAGCGAAGGCGATAACTGCGGGATCATTAGTTACCAGGATTTCGCCTGGTTGGTCAAATTCCAGGCGATCTTTTGTCAGGCCTAAGCGATAGATAATAACCGCTGAATTAGAGTGTTTGTAAATTCGGGTAATGAGTTTTTTCATTATTCGGTTTCCTCTTTTGTTTTTCCGATCCACCTGACTTCTGAAAAATCCGCGTATTCTTTAAATGGACTTTCCTTTTCAAAGTAGATCGGGTCATTCTGAACTTGCAATGCGTGCAGCATCAGCGTTAATTCCTGCACCTGATTTTCAAGTTCTTCAATGCGTTTTAACAGGGTTTGTAACTTTAACATACCTTAGTACTCCTTTTGTTCACCTCTTTGTTAAAAAGTTAAAAGTTAATTATTTAAAGTAGCTCCCCGGCTGGATTTGATCCACGTCCGAAACGGCCGGGGAAAAGGATTATAAATCGGAACTGAATTCTTGAATTGGATAAATCCACTGAACCGGGGCACCTGCCTCATAGTTTCCAGTAAAAGCATAGAATGATTTGCCATCAAAGAAATTACACGGTTTATTTAATTCTGGAGCGTATTTCACGGATTCGTCAAATGATTCATCCTTGCTTAAAGGTTTACTAAAAATTTCATTTCTAAACCGATTTGCTGCATTAAGCTGTGATTCGTTTTTAATGACAGCCCCACCTTGAAAATTTTTCATTGTTTCACCTCAAATTAAAAGTTAAAAAAGTTATTTAAAAGTAGCTCCTCAGGCAGGACTTGAACCTGCGTTCCCGACACGTGTGCTCATGCGTAATGCCATTATACGACTGGGGAAACCAAATTAAAAGTTAAGCCGGCCGCAGCGGGCCGGCGTTGATTGTTATTTTATGCATTATAAAGCGATGTTAATTTGCACTTAAAGGTTGTACTAATATCGCAGCCAGTCGTTTTTACGACGGCAAAAATACGATTATGATTTACAATTATTACTTGTACCGGATTCCCGTTAAACCGGCTTTTGCTTTGATAATAAATTGGAAGTTCTAAGTTTAATAAGTTTTCCATTGTTTCACCTCTTTTAATTATACTATCACGTAAAAAGTTTTTCCAGCAGCGTGGAAAATTTCTTCTGCTTCATTTTCGTTTTCGGTTAATTCGTGTTCGGTGGTGGGCATATTAATAATTTTTTCAATCTTTGCTGATGGGTCACCTAAACAATAGTAACAACCATCGGCAACAATTCCCAGCCAATCTTCATCGGTTTGAAACCAGTCGTTTTCTCGACACAAACTAACGATGGCTTTATCTAAATTGTTAGCATTCTCTTTTTTAAAGTTATCGAAAAAATCTGTCATTTTCATTGTTGCACCTCAAATTTTAATTTTTACTTTTTTATACTTTCGGCTTATTGCCTGTTTACGACTTATATTATAGCATATTTCATGCCAGTGAAATAAATTTCAAGAGAGTGAAATAATGCCATTATAGAGCTTTAGAATTGGGTTGAGTGTCAGGATTTGAAAGGAATTTTTCCAGATTTGTCAACCAGTGGTAAAAACTCGTCCACTATGACATTACAGGGCTTTCACGCTTGGGCGGAAATTTACCATAGTGGACGGAAATTGGCCAGATTATTGGCAGGACTTGATAATAATGAAATCGTTTCCCTGAAATACGGCATTCAGGAGGGTAAGTTCGTGGTGCGCTTGCCTTCGGGAGAGATTTTCTCCAAAGGTACGGGTATGGCATGGTGAATAAATGCTAAATGTTTTCATGGCTGTTCTCCTAAGTTGGTAAGAATGTTATTAATATTCAGGCCGAAATTTTTAAGTTTTTTCTGGAATTCAGAATCTTCGCGTAATGCCTGGATCAGAATTTCAGCGGGAATGGTTTTTATAATAAGATCGGTTTTGTCATATTCAGTATGGCCTGTAAAAATTCCGTAATTTCGCCTTTTACTTTCTTCGGTTTGATTGTATTCCCAGCGGTGTAACTTTTCGACTTTGCCTGAGCTTAGATTAAAGGCTTTAATGTGATCTTTCAAGATTCGTTGCATTCGGTAAAAATTCCATTTGTAGTAAAAAATTGTTCCTGCAGGAACTTCATTACAGGATGAACTGGTAAAATAATTGTTTGAAAAATTCATGGCTTTTGTTCTCCTATTAAGTTAAAAAATTAACGAATTACTTCCAAGTCAATGGCGTATTCCTGCAAATCTGGAAGCTCCGCCAGGAAACGCAAAGCAGCCAGATATGATCGCTCCTGATGGATTACCAGGCCATTGCAGGATATTTTGTAATTATAATGAATTGCTAATTGCTTCCGGGATTGTTCAATTTGTTTTAACGAGGCTATTTTGTGAAAGTGCATGATGAACTCCTGTTGTAAGTTAACTTCCAATTTGTCAATTGCATTCGTAACCCCTGCAAGCTTTATGCCGGGAAATTTCAACTCCTGAAAATTTTGTGGCATAAATATTGAAAGCGAAAAGAAGGAATTCAAGCAGGAAAGTTTAACTAAATTTAAAGGAGACTTAACATCATGCCAGAATTAATTAATGAATCTTACCCAACGGCTCGCAAAGATTATAACTGCGCTGCCTGTGAAAGATTACGCGATGTTTTAGGAGACGAAGAATTTACAATTTCCGAATATCGCGAAATCGTAAAAGCCAAACGTCAAAATTGGAAAATTAAAAAGGGTCAAAAATATTTTAGACAGGTCTTAACCGATGGGGAAATCTATACCTGGCGCGCTATTCCAGAAATAGACGACATCTGCCGTGAACATAATTTATATAAGGAGTACTAAAATGTTCAAAAAAGAAATTTACTGCCCCGATTGTGTCAAGGTTTTTCAAATTATTGAACGACCAAAGGGGACTTATACTTCCAGCGGCCTGGGGACTGCCATCAAAGATTTAACCTGTTGCGTCTGCCAGGCGATTATCCCGCAAGGTGAACGAGCATACGCTTGCACCATCTGGACTGGGAAAGTTGAATACCGGGCCTGGGAAGCAGGATTTATTCAGTCAATTCCGGGTACACGCTTTATTTTCAAGAAAAAGATTAATCACGAAATTTTAACAACCATTGAATTTCCCGGTCATGCCCATCCGATTCAATCGGTGGTGATAAACCATATCGGCTCTGCGTATCGACTGAAAATGATGCGCTCCTACGCGGGAAAGTATTTGCTCTGCCAGGTTAGGCCAACCGTGCCAGGTAATGCTTATGTCATCCTGACAATTGAAGGCGACAATCAGTATCGCGTTCGGAAATACTTCGCCAGTTATGGAGAGGCAATAAAGGAAATTCAAGCAATCGCCAGTTCAAGGCAAAGTGAGATCGAAATTTAATAATAAATTGTTACAAAATTAGTAACAAATTGTTAGCTTCCTGAAACCTTCTGAATTACTTCTTAGTATTGTATACTCAATTCAAACCCCTGTAAAATTTTTGCAATCCGCTCACGCGCTGAAAAACGACTTTCACCTGTTCGCAAATTAGGCAAATTTGCCACTTTTTAGCCCCAAATTTAAACGATCTTTGCCTGGTTAAAGTATTTCCACGTTCATTCAAAATTTGGCCTCTTTTGGGCCAATTTTCGGGCATTTTGATTAACCAATTCGGAACGCATTTGTCAGGCCTTTTTGCCAATTTGCTGCAATTTGTCAGCCTTCCATCGCAATGATTTACACATTCTCCAAAAAAAGGCTCTAAAAAATAAAAGCACGTACAAACGATTATTTTTTACGGTTCATGCAAAATCTGAAATCGTCCGTTTTCGGACAGGCTTGTTGCAAGTTTTTCGCAGATTGTAACGAATTGACAGGCCAATTAATTCGTAATTCTCGCAAGATGCCTGTTTTTATGCATTCCTTGAAATATTTTTCAGAATTTTGAAACACAGATTTTCGACCACTTTTAGTCGATTTTAGGCTAAAAATCTCGCCAGTACTTGCGAAAATGGCCTCCAAAACTTTAAGACACGGGTTAGCAATTTTTTTGTAAAAATTTTTCAAAATTGAAAAGGCTTGATTTTTGCTGATTTTGGTGAAAGTTATTGCAGGAAAGTGCAGAACATTTGCGAAATGAGACGAACTTTTCGGAAAAATTATCGCAAATATTGACGAAAATTTTCTCCAAAAAAGGGGCATTTCAGAGTATTCAGGTGATGTACCTTATATTTTATTATTGTTTTTATTAAACTTAACTATGAGTAGATTTTCTTTTAGGCCTCCCCAAAAAACCCTTACTCCAATTCTATTTTAATTTCCCCTCCCTTAAAAAAAAATCTAGAGATAGATATAGTATTGAAAATATTAGACTTTTTATGGTACGAAACACCCCCCCGTAGAAATGCCTGATCAAAACTGGAAATATATCAAATATGTTGGAAAAAAAACCAAAATATTTTATTTTTTCATCTTGAAATAATCATCTGATTTTCGGGCTAAATTTAGATAGAATTTTGAATTTATTTGCTTGGTTTCTGGGTTCCAACCTAATCGGGATTTATAACAGTCGTCACGCTTTTGTTGCAGGCCTGAAAAATTAGTTCCGAGCTTATATAACGCTTGTAAAATACAGTCTTCCCGATTATAATGCAGGCCTTTTAAATTACTATTAGAAGCTATATAATAGCCGGGCTTCAAATAAACTGCCCAAAGCTCATTCCTACCATTGGTTCCACGCAATAGGTATACAAACTCATCCCTGATTTTAAACACCTGTACTTCTTTTGCAAAGCTATCACACCTTATATCAGTTGAATGATATATAGGAATTTTATCAATGCAGTCATAACGGGGAAATTTTCCCTGTAAATTTTTTAATAACCAGGCGTGAAATTCATCGTTTCTTGTTAGTATTAACTTAGGAAATCCTGTAAGTTTATTCCTAAAAATTTGCCCTTCATTCAAATGATTAACCCAGGAATTGCCTTTTTCTAAACCATGTAAACTGAAAGTAAGTTTTTCGCTTAACATTAAATCACCTCATATTCGTTTATTTTAACCCGTCTAATTAACCAGATTAATCGACTATTAAAAGCTTTTAACAGACGCTTCGCATCTGGCAAAATATGTTTTAATTTAATTGTTCCACCTTCATTAAAACCTCGCATCGGCAGTAAAAAGGCATTTAACTGGTTATTTAATTCGATAAAAGTTTTTTCATGATGACAGTCAAAACGATAAATATATTTAGGCGTGCCTTTAATTTGCTTATTAGTTAACGGGCATAAACAACAATCTAAATATAAATTTATAAAAGAAAGCTGGCAGAATGGTTTTAATAAATCTGGAAAATCTGCCTCAGTTTTATAATTCTGCCAATGCGTTTCAAAGTCTTTTAGAAAATCCCGATAACTTTTGACCACCTGATTTACGATTTGTTGCTTGTCAGCTTTTGTTAGTTCATTCATTATTTACCTGCCTTTCCAGCTTTAGTTAAAATTTCCATACACCGAGGACACTTCGCCCGCCGTCCGCTGAATTGCCAGCCAGCAGCATCAATTAAGTCAAAAAACGTTGCCAGGTCAATCCGTTCTTGCGTGAAAGCTTGCATTCCGCAAGTGCAGTTCACCCGCCAGGTGACAGGCAGTTTTGCGTTATATTCAATTAATTTCATTCGTGAGCCTTTCATAACAAGTTCAAAAAAAAAGCCACCCTGTTGGGCAGGATGGCTGTGAGTTAAAAGAAATCGCGACTAACTAACCAATTCGCCTTCCAGCAGATAGAAATTTCCATCAACTTTTTCTTCCGGGATATTGTCCACAATGGTCATTATGACTTGAATGTTATGCACGCGGGCACGCTCCTCAATTAATTCGAGCGTTCGATCATCGAATATCTCCGCTCGGTCAATGAAGATCGTTTGCAGGAGCGGTTTGGCTGCCAGGAAAAGGTCAAATGCAATTAACATTGCTTCGGCAGTTGACCAATTGCCAGCCGCGCTTCCATCGTGGAAGAGAGTATACCCACCGTCAGTCATTTCCAGGCGTAATCCTTCGGGAAGGTTCGCACCTGCCAGGGCTTCAATTTTTGACTTCCGCAAGTCTTTAATACGCTGGTCCGCTGCCTGATGCTCCACCTGGTATTCGTTATATTCGGCCTGATGCTTTTGGTAGGCCTGATATTCGTCAGCCTTTTTGTTTTGTTCCACCCGCTGCTGCACGTCAACCTTCGGTTCAGGTTTGGGAAGCACCTGAATTTCACTGACAAGATGATTCTGACGGGTTTGTAATTCGGCCATCTGGCGTTGCAATTCGGCAATCTTTTCACTCACGCGGGAAAGTTCCTGCATTGAATTATTCAAAACGTTCGCCTTCCGATCCTGCTCTGCATTGAATTGCAGACTTTCCGAAATATCGACATGCGTTGCGGATACGACCGCCCTGGGCTGCCCGATGCGTTTCATTTGGCGAGTGGCATTCAAACGCTCCTGTTCGGCATTCATCACCTGACGGTCAATTTCGGAAAAATCAATTTTCAGGGATTTCATGATCTGTTTAATCTTATCGTTTTCCGACATTTGTACGAAAGGCATCATGTCAAAGGTAAATTCATTACACAGTGAATCCAACAAAGTCTTCGGACTTTTCGGACTCAGGCCAGCGTCATTCTGCACCGTGAAAGTTGTGGAACCGTCAGGTCGGATAACTTCCGTCAACCACCATTCCCCAATCTGACCGATTATTTTCGCCTGTTCCATATCCCGATTGACAAAACGTTCGGGAACTTGGGCTCCCTTTTTCAAGAGAAACGTCAAGCAATCCAGAATAGTGGTTTTTCCTGCTCGATTTCCGCCAATGATTTTAATAATTCCCTGTTGTTTCAAATCCTTTAATTCTGCAAATTTGATTCCTCTGGCTCCCTCAATTTGAAGACCAATGATTTTCATACTGGTATTTGTCATAATGTAACTCCTTTGTTAACTTTTCAAAATTCTGAAATTAATTGTAAAAGACGTTTAATTCCCTTGCAATTTTTAAGCCAGATTTAAACGACTCAGGGAAGTTCCTATATTTTAAGTGTTGTTTTTATTGAACTGACACTGGCCGAAAGTGAGTGGCCTGAAATCGGACACCAGTGGACGGATTTCGAGCAGCAGGTAATTTGCAAGGCTTCCAAATCCTACTACCTACCGGCATAATAATTGCTTTATAAAAAAGTGAAATTTATTTTAATTTTAGACTAATTTAATGAGGAGAATTTGTCATGACTGTAGAAGAAATGCAAAATTACAAATGGGTTCCAGGTGATCGAATTGAGGCGCAATTGCTCCACCATAATGCCTTTACTATAAGGACTAATATAAAATTGAACACCTGGTATACAGTGGACTTAAATTCAGTGACTTTAAAAATTATTGTCCCGCCTGAACGTAATCATTCAATAGTAGTTAAATCTGAAAATTGTAAATTTCAAGTAGTAAAATTAAAGGGTGAAATTATTAACTAAACAGGAGAACCTCGCAATGAAATTATTTATCTGCCCTAATTGTGGCTTGCTTGAGCGTGAGGAAGTAGTAATAAAGGATCAAACTTCGGCATTCTGCCTGAAATGTGATAGCACAGTGGAAATCGATCCTGTCATTCCTTATCGAAATAGCAAGTTCATGGTGCTTTATCAGGTCATTGAATTACAGTGTCCTGAATGTCATGAGGAGTTAATTGAAGCCATTGGAATGCTGGGAAATTTCATCTGCTGGACGGCAAAATGCCCGCTAAAGGGCTTAACTTTCAAGGCAAATTTACCGGTAATTCAACTGAATTTGTTACCGGTTTTAATGAAAGAGACGAATTAAAAATGGCTAATTACATCGAAAAGAAACTAAATTTAAACACTAATAAACCAGTATCTAAATTTCAAATTGGTGAAAAGGTACAATATTCAGGTGGTTCACAATTTGAAAAAGTTGATGAATTAGTAAAAAGCCAGGTTTATGAAGTTGAAGAACTTCGGCCTGATCTTGGAAAAATTTCCTTAGTAAATTGTGATTTTTATCATCCGGAAAAGTGCTTTATTCCTGCTTCACAAAAAGGTTAATTCCCCGACAAAGTAAACCCCCTTCACAATTTGCATACGCCCCTGTTCTTACTTCTGCCCAAAAAGCATCCGAAAAATCAAAAATTTTTTTATCAATTTTGCGACACTCTTTACAAGTTCTAATGTCCATTACTTCAGATCGCAGGATTTTTATTTCAGCATCATATTTTTCAGCCGTTGAATTTCGGGCGATGCCAAACGATTTTAGGACACCCTCCGTTACCTTCCGCAGCGTATCACCCTTTGTAAGTTTCTCCAGGAGCGAACGGAGGCCGACCTTATTGACCAAATTTGACAATTTTTGGCGAATCAATTCGAGTTTCCAGTTGAATAATAGCTTATCGGCCAGGAAGGAAATGATCGTGGCTGCTAAGGTCTTAACCACGGTACTGCCTTCCTCATTTACATCTTGCAGCATAAAGTTTACCGATATACCCTGTTTGGCCAGATCGTCAATGCAAGATTGAATCCCAAACCGATACAAGGTCAGTAATTCAACCTCAAGCAAGCGGGTTACATCGCGTTTTTTTAGTAAACGTTGTGAAATCAATTCCTGATTGAGAGCCTCTTCAAATTCCTTCGATTGCATGCCTTTTGCCAGATACTTTATGCCCGCCTCGCAAAGAACTTCGGTTGACTTTGCCCGCCAATCGTTACAAATTTTGGTAATATTGGCCTTCGCTTTGTTTAATTCGTCTTTAATTTTTTCGAGATTGGAAACGGCTTTTTCCTGGTCGGTTAGTTCACGACTGAAAGTAAAGTCTGGGGAATCCATGAGATGAATTTCCCCTGCATGGTGCGAATGAGTTTCAATTTCCTCAGCTTCATTTTCGCCTTCCTGAGCGCCTTCGCCTTCGGGTTTCTCTTCCTGTTGGTCACCTGGCCGCGTTTCGTCTTCAATTGCGGGCTTCGTCTCTGCCTGGCGAATGATCGTTTGTTCCGTTGGTAATTCGAGAGCCTCCAGCAAATAAGAACGAATTTCTTCCGTAGGAACTATGAACTGCTTTTCTGCCAGGCTTGCCAGCGTAATGGCCAATTTGTTCAAGTCAATGTCAATGAGTTTAGAATACTTGACCGCTGGGCTTTCAGCACGCTCCCCAAAATTCAGCTTGACAAATTCTGGAATGAAGGATCTGCCGCCTGTTTCACGACTCAGGACGTCTTCAATTCGATTGATAATATATTGAATCGACATTAAGAAGAAATCCGACTTATCCCGACTCAGGGCATAGCTGCCTTTTGCTCCGCCCAGCATGAGAAAATCTGCCAAAAAGCGCGTAGCAATTTGTTTGTCATGAAATTCAAGTGCCCTTGAAATATCAGGCATGTTGCCGGTATCACCCAGTGTTGAGGCCTGGAAACCGTAAGGAAGTACCATATACTGCGACTCGTGGGAGATCCAATTCTGGGCGACCTCTTGCGCTTTTTCCAGGTCGTTATCGTGCTGCATTTCGGGCAGGTGAATGACTGGCGCCTTCAATCCCCAGAGCTGAACGGTTAGGGTATAGATTTTATTCATGATTGTTTTGGAATGCCAGTTGAAGAAAATCTGGCGTAGTAAAGAATTACCGCGATAATCGTTTCCTGTCTGTTTAATATTGAAAAGCAGGACTGCCTCGTTTGGCATAAATGCTGACTGATAGCTACCATTCTTGTATACGAATTGTTCCACCGTCCGCAATCTGCCATTCTCGTCAAGATGCCACCCTTCAATCGTACTCTGAATACGTGGCTGCAAATCGTACATCCAGATACGTTCCTTCGGGTTAAAATAGCGCACCTTTTCAAAAAGTGAAAACCCATAGGCGACCATTTCGAGAATCCAATTTTGCAGATCACTCCAGGTGAATTTGTCACTCTCAAATAATTGCTTTTCCACTGCTTCTGCAATTCGCATATCCAGGTTTGATTCGCTCACGGGCTGCACCATGACCGGACAGGACATTATTGGCAACATGATCGCCTCAAGACAGGCAGCTATAATCGCATCATTTTTCATTTCGGCGATCTTATCATACCGTTGCGTCTGGTTATCCCAGATGCCATTGTAATCGGTTTGGAAATATTGACCCATTATGTTTTTAATACCAGTAGCACCATACGAGGTTAATTCCCGCATCTGCTGCACGGCGTTTATTTGGCCTTTCAAGGTCTGGATTTGAAGTTCCAACTTCGTTCGTTCTAATTTATTTCGATTGAAAAAATTCATGGGTTTCCTCATTGGTTAATATTTATCAGTAAAATAAGCCGAATCCACCAGGCCAGCGCGCCTGAATTTCGTGCGCTCCTGTACCTTTTGGATGAAATTATTCTTGACTGTATAATAAAGGGCATGTTTCGCGATCATCCGTTCCATCGCTTCAATCGCGTGATTGTGTGCCCGTTTAATGGTTGACCAGCGGTAGTGGTTTAATTCGTTTTGCAAATTTGGACAATTAACTACCTTGATCTTACCATTATCGAATAAAGCCTGTAAAATCGGCTGCCTGGTGTCCAGGGGAATCGGAAACGGATCGAAATGCACTCCGAACTGTTGCCCTAAGATTTGCGCTGGCGTGAGTTTCATTCCGTAAGCGACACCGGCGGAACTCTCGCGCTGGAATGTTCGGGGACAGCCCACCCGAAAGGTTGGCTTAACAGGAATAAATTCCAGGGATTGAATGTAATTTGCCAATTTTTCAAGCCCACTATCGAATTGATACATTTCGTTCATTAGATAATAAACGCCGTCATACAGTAAACAAGTCAAATAAACCATCGGATTAGTATCCGAAATACCGAAATCCATGCCGTCAAACCGTTCATAATAGTCATGATCCAAACGGAATGGTAATTCCTTTAAGAAGGTATCAGGATGAATATTATATACCATTCCCGTCCGACCAATCCAGGATGAAAAGACGTATTTAATTACCCATTCATTTGGAAAATCCCGAATTAGATCAGAATAATAATCAGGCCGCAGGTTGCCACGATTTTCGAGAGGCTTCGGGTTGATGCCGATTGCGCCTGTTCGGGCATTCTTCCAGACACCATATTCCAATTGATGCTTAATGAGATCGGTTCGCACTTCCACATCCAGACCAGCTTCACGGATGATTTTCAAGGCTGATTCCGTCCGAACATTGACTGGATTCGCAAAGTAACGCTCCCGAAGATAATGATCCCCACCTTCAGGATTGCACGTAGCCTGAATGTAATTGGGCACACCTGCCTGACGCACTCGCCCGCAGGCCATTGACCAGATTATAGGATCAATCTCCTCAGCCTGATCCGCCCAGAGCAGGCCAATTTTAACATTTTTGAGTTTTTTAATATCGTCAATCCGATCTAATGCCATAAACCAAATTTCAGAACCGTTTGGATAACGAATAAAATTTTTCGTTCTGTTGTAATAAATACTATCAGGCGTTTCAAAACGACTTCCGAATGACACTTCCAGGAAATCGGGAATTGTGGCACGGTCCAGATCGGGGTGAAAATTGCGCAGGATTACCCCGATTATACCAGGATGTTTCTCCAGGAGCATATTGAACCGTAATATCGCAGCCGTTGTTTTACCTGAACCGAATTCACCAGCCAGACAAATATCCTTAGCATCGGAAAAGATAAACATATCCTGCCAGGTGTTGAGGTTGAAACGCATTTATCGCTTCCCCGCTACCCCATCCTGTTTTCGTTTTTTAACGACTTGCTTTAATCGACCAATCGTGGAACCAGTGGTGGTAGCAGCCTTCGGAATGCCCGCCGTTCGGCCAGCACCGCCAGAGGCTTTCAAGCAGATAAAACTTTGTGGTAATAGTTGCATGATTTAGACTCCCTGATTAAAGTTTAATAATTTCATTTCATTCCCTGAACCTAATAATTTCCGTTCCATCTCTTCAACTATATGAATCCATCCATAGTGCTGGCAGGCTGCCCGAACTAACTTTCCCCCACCATACACTACAAATAGAATATCATTCGACCCCGCCTGTTCCTGACAAATTGCAAATTGTTCCTCAATGAATTTTACGCGTTCGTTATACCCGCGCGTACAATACGCCCGCCAGCCCTTCGGGACTCCTAATAAATTCATTTTGAAAAACTTACTATTCACATTCATATCCACCAGAATCTTCACGCCGTATTCCTGCCAATACCGTGCAATCCAGCGTTTCCGATATATCTGATAAAATCCAATCGGCAACGGCATCTCAGCATAGCAGGAGAAGTTTATTTCACTCGCATTCGTGCAGCCTGTAATTAGCAGTTGTTCAGGATGCTTCCACAGGTTTTCAAATCGGTAATCTTCGGTATAAAAAAACCACGTGCCCGAATTGTATTTCCTATTTCTGGGATTCGTACCACTCCCCCACAAACGATGCGGAGCCTGTAAGAACTTCACCTGACCGTTTAATTTCAGGGTGGGAACTTCCAGGTCATTATCACTGGGAAATATGCAGTCAGGATTCTCATAAGCCTGTACCATTGCGGGCATTATTTAGACTCCTTCTCAGGTTCGTTACCTTCCGGCCTTACAATCTGAATCACATGCACTGGATTCTCCGCCGTGCCGATTTGAGCATCGAATTTTCGGGACTTGGCCATATTTTCCAATACATCTTTGGCCACTGATAAGTTATTTCTTTGTACTGCTCGGTTGTATAACCGTTTTTGGGCTGCCTTATACCAGGTAATTGTATTCGATATGTCCTTTTCCTCAAATTTGGCAAGCATCGCTTTGGCTTGTTTAATGTATTTACGAATTTGATCAATCTTAATTCCAAATTCTGCCGTACAAAAACTGATAATTGAGGCTGTTCCATAACCGTCTAATAACATATTTAAAATTATATTCCTACGCCGATTAGACTCATTTGTATCGGCTTTACTGGTTTGTATTTCAGGAGCCTGCTGTATTTTTTGCAAATCGGAAGGTGAAATATCAGCTTCTACTTTTTGCTTTAAATGTTTAGTGTTGACTCTTTTTTGTTTTTTTATTTCGTTTATAGATTTACTCATAATTCTATTCCTGTAATAATTGAGGAGTTTTTCCAGTGTGATCCTGCCAGCGTTGCAAGGTAACGGCAATATATTCGGGAGCGATTTCGATTCCCCGACATTGGCGGTTTAGGTTTTCACAGGCGATTAGGGTGGTACCGGAACCGAGAAAAAAATCAATAATTATTCCATCATTAGTAAAATAATCAGTTATAATTTTTTCATATAATCCAACTGGCTTTTGAGTTGGATGTACCCTCTTTTCACGGTTTCCTTCCTGAACTAAACCCATCCATAAATAACGATAAATTTTTGTTACTTTTTTAAAAGGCGTCCAGGCTAATTCACAATCTGAAAAATTATCATCCCAGTCTTTTCCCTTTTTGTCCCATACAATCCACCCCTTTTTAGGTAATAATTTATCAGCATAATAATTAGCTCCCCAAAGAATTTGATTTTCACATAACGATAAAAGGTATTTTGGATCAAATGGTTTATCATCATTAATAATCGGTGTATATTGATTTGCTTTGACAATATTTTTTCCTCCAATTGAACCAAAACACTTATTACCATCTATAGTTTTATTTACCACAGAAATTCCATACGGTGGGTCTTGAATACCATATATAATTTTTTCCCCACCCATCAACTTTTCCACCACCTTCAAATCCGTACAATCACCGCAGATAATTTTATGCTTTCCTAACTGCCAGACCTGCCCCAGCTTAACCTGCCATTTTGCTAACAACTCCTGAGCCTTATCAATTTGCGCTTCGGTATCCTTTTCAGTCATTCCCAGTTCCTTCTTGTATTCCTGCAGGTCATCGGGCATATAATTCGCATACTCTTCAATCGGAATTTCCGGGTTGACAATATTTTGCATCAGGTTGTCAATTCGCCTTTGGTCATCCGTAAACCAGGAAGCATTTCGCCTGCGTGAAATCAACACCGCCCGCGCTTGAGAAATTTTACCGAAATTTTCGCAGTGAATAGTTTCCCAGCCGAGAGCAATAATTTCTTCCAGCCGATGATTACCGTCAATGACTTCATAGCTGCCGTCTTCTAATTCGCGCACCGCCAGGACTCCCGCGCTTGAATCTTGCTTGATAGAATTTCGGAAACGCTCTCGCTTTTCAGCACTAACTTGGCCTGTTTTATAATTCCAATCTGCGATTCGTAACTGTTCCACCATTAATTCGATTACCGCTGGCTTTTGCATTTTTTGAACCTTTTTTGTACATTATTTTTTATAAGTCATTATAAATTCATCACTTAGCCCATTAGCAAAAATGAATGAATTTCGTACATTTTCTGTAAATAACTAATTAGAATATATTAACTTTGCATTGAAAAGTCAAGGGGAATGTAATACATTGTTGTTAGTTTAAAATAAAAATGCCCCGACTTGCCGAAGGTCAGGGCATTTGCATTGCGTCACTTAAGGAGGAGAACAATGATGAAAACTGCTGCTTGGTCTATAATAAAAGGAGTTTCAAGAGATATAAACTAAAGGCGAATAAATTAGTTCCAAATTTGGAACACAACGGCTAATAATATCCCCGCGGCATCAGCGATTAAATCGGGAATTAATTTGTTTAAAATGTAAGTCTTTCCTGGTCGTCTCAGGCAATTCCATTGTTCAAATTCGACCAGAAAGGCAACAAAGATTGTAGCTGCAATGGTAGCCTGATTAAAGTAGATCGCTGTGAAACAGAAGATAGTGTGAATCAATTTGTCAACCTGATTCTCTTCTGCCCAATCGTTTAAGTTTAGTAAAAATTGCCATAATTTTTTAAGCATGTTGCAAATCCCCCTTGTAATTTAAAATATGCCCAACATTTTCCGCTTTCAGGAGATACACTCCCAGGCGGATAAATTCCGAATTTTTGCGATTGATGGCTTTCCAGAATTGTGAAACCACTGGATCAATTTCCAGGCGTTTAAATTCATCGTACCAGTTAATTAAAGAAAAATTTCGGGAATCCAGGATCTCTAAATAATTTAGAATATACCGTACCCTCCCAATCGAAATTACTAAACCATCTGGTTTTATTTGTTCTAAATTTTGTGTGGTTCCGATTACACCAGGCAGGAAATAATTATTATGAAAAAATTTGGCATTGGGCTGTTTTTTGGCCTTAAATTCATCCAAAAATGCTGGAGAGAATAAAAGATAATCACTTCCATATTGAATTACCAGATTATCAAATTCAAGTGAATTAAGATACTCAGCTTGTTTTAAAATCTGTTGTACTTCCCTGACATTATAGTTTATCATTGCCATTTTGTTTCCTTAAATATTCATTTTTCAGCATTATAGTTTATCATTTTTGCATTACTTCATTAATTAAATTTTATACTGTTAATAACTGCCAAAACACTAGTTAAAATACTACACCGTTCGCACTGATTAGCACTTACAGGTTCAGTACAGGTGCAGGGAATTTCACGCTTGATATAGTTAATAACTTCTTGCAAGCGAATTATATTTATTCCAGCTTCATTTGAACGTACTTTAGCCATTTTATTTTCCCTCTTTTGTTAAAAATTCACTTCTCATAATTACAAATTTTATGCCAGCTTCTCGTAGAATTCGATTACTTTCGCTAACGGAGTTTCCATGCAATCCTGCCAGTTTTTTTGCGAATATTTGACTTCCGTCTTAACTTGCAAGTCCAATTTGATGGAATTTTCCATAAACCATACCACCACTGGCAGATTTTTGACCACTATATGGTCGGAAATCTCCCATACGATTTCATCGTGGACTAAAATAATCGGACGTAAAATTTTATCAATTTGGTTAAATTGCGTATAAAAGGCTTTCAATCCCGGACAACAAAGCTTTAACATATCTCCGCCCGTGCCCTGAATCCAGTTATTGACACCATAACGACCGGCTGCTGATTTGATTTTCCAAATCGAAGAGAAGGCTTCGGGAATCATCCTACGGTGGCCTGAATAGGTTTCGGAATAACCATATTCGGACACTTCTTTTTTCACCTTTTCAATCCAGGCTTTAATGCCGGGATATTTTCGGAAATATTTGTCAATGTATTCTTGCGCCAGGGTTTCATCCATCGGCCTGCCGTCAATTTCTTTAATTCCTTTACCTTGCAAAGTAGCAGCCAGGCCAAACGCACTCGTACCGTATGGAATCCCGAAATTCACGCCCTTAGCGACTGATTTCTGAATATCCGTTACTTCGGATGGCTTGACGCCAAACAGTTCCGCTGCGACTTCCTTATGTGGGTTTTTACCCAATCGGAAGGTCTCCAGCATTTCAGCATCTTGTGAAAAATGTGCCAAAATGCGTAGTTCCTGGCCGGAATAGTCGATAGCAAAAAGTGAGCAGTCAGGCGCGGGAATGATACCGGTTCGGACTTCACGTGGAATATTTTGAGCATTCATATTGAATGAATTAAATCTGGAAGTTGATGCCCGCGAAATTGAGTATTCAGAATGTAATCTGCCATCAGATTTAATTAATTTGGGCATTGGTTCCCAGTACGTTGAATGCAATTTGATGGCTTTTTTATACTTTGAAAGTAATTCAAGAAATGGGTGCTCAATCTCTTTAAGAACCATTGCGTTTGTCGTTTCCACTTTGATGCCCAAGTCATTCAACACTTTCAAAAGCTGCTGATTGGAATTAATATTAAATTTGTGACCAACCTGAAAGAAAATTTCCTCCCGCGCCTGGTCAATAATTACCTTGCATTCTGCTGATTTTCGATGAAAATAGTCAACATCAATTCGGAAACCTGTATTGATAACATCACAAATTAAAGGCATTGAGTTATAGTCAACTTGCAGGGCATTAAGCAAGCAAGGTCGATAAAGATATTCATATTGTCTTGTTTCACCATTAAATTGCATGCGTGATCGCATGTTTTGATCTTCTTGTTTTATCAGGTCAGTAAGTTTTTCCCAGATTCCGAAGGTACAGGCCGGGTCACTGCCTGCATATTTCAAGGCTTTTGTAAAGTTAACATCCGCCAGGGTTGCGAGTTCAGGCTTTCCGAAAAGGTTTTCGAGTTGGCTGCAATGACCGTAATTTTTCCAGGATTTTATCAGATTCGTTCCCTTCGGAGAGAACTTTTTCGTCACTCGCTGGACATCGGACTGGAATTTTTCAGGTGTGTATTTCTTCTTTGCATCACGCTGTTTGGCGAATTTAATGACCAATTTGTTAAACTTTGAATGCGCGGTTTCAATCTTTTTGCCAATCTTTTTACCACTGTTTTCCAGCTTGAAAATTTCCAGATTGCGATCAACTTCGGCCTGTTTGACCGCCGATTTAAATTCGTCATCAGCGTTAAAGGCTAATAGAAACTTATCGTTAAATTTCTGGGTTTCAATTTTCAATTGATTTTCGTCACCAAAAGTTTTTAAGCAGAGCGACTTCCACCATTTTTTAAATTCCGTTACTTTCTTGGGCTTTCCCGTGCCATCAACGCTATATTCAATTTCCAGGGGAATTTCGGGAATTTCCTGCTCCAGAATATGATCCAAATGCTCCGCCACTTTGCACTGTTGCGCGGAGTTGATTACAGTTTCATACTCTGACAGGCGAATATGCAATAAGCGGGCAGTCAAAGGTTTCAAACCTTTCAATTGCGTTCCCAGGACATACGCCATCTGCATGGTGTCCTGAATTTTATGCGTCTGGATGCCAATTTTTTCCAACTTTGGCAGGTCGGCTAAAGCGTTGTGATATATTATTTCAATTTTTCGGGAATTGACAATTTCGGCAAATTCACGAATCAAGTCTGTATCCGCAGTCAATACCAGATAGCCTGTTTCGGCATTTGTAGAAAACTGCAAGCTCCATAAGTCGCCAGTTTCGGGATTAAATTCCGTATCAACGGCAATTATTTGAACATCCTGCAGGAGCTTTGTTATCTGGCCTGGTTTGTTAATATGAATCGTCTTAATAGCATTTGGCTGCATTGGAATAAACGGTTCCTCGTCTGAAATAATACGCCCGAAATATTTGAAGTCTTCTAAAATAAATGACATCGTTCGTGGATATTGCCGATCTTTTTTATCAGCTTTCAAACCAGCAGCAGGGTGAAATGTTGGTAAAATTATTTTATCATTCCAGGCATACGGAATTCCTCGATTACTACTAATTTTGAATTTATTACCAGCCGAATGAAACATACAATTAGCATCACTAAAGGCAATAATATATTTTGAATTTATCCGTTTCAAACGATCAAAAAATTCGGGTTTTGCTATATTAATATCATTTATGGAAGCTTTTTTCATACTCCAGGAATGATATTGAATGATGAAATCTAGATTGCAATTATAACGTTGCAATCCTGCTGATGGTAAATAAATTGTATTTAATTCATCTCCAGATTGACCGCAGAAAGGAATGCCTCTATTATTTTCTTCTTTACCAGGATACCATCCCAGCAAGAGAACAGGAGCATTGGCCACATATTGACCAGGTACTTGCTTGGTGCTGTATTTTTGCCAGTCTAAATTCATTCTATTTCTTCTCCTTTTTCAAGTGCTGCAAAATACATTTCCCAGAGATGTTCATCACATTCAGGCGAACAAACAAAGTCTTCAAAATCACCATCACACCACGTGGTTTCGGCTCCACAAATGCAGCAAATACCTAACTTTTTGCTGCGAAATATGAAGGCTTGCTGGTAATCGGCCTGGCCTAATGGCATCACGTTTGGGAATAATTCATCAAATTTCATCTTAATTTTTCCTGTTCATAAATACTGATTTAATACTAAATTTCTTTGTTACCTTGCCGTTAGTCGGCTTTTCGATTTGGGTACGATCCTCCAGCATATCCGTTAAAGCATGAACTACATGCGACAGCCAGAGACCAACCACGTTTAATAATGCAATTTCATTGCCAAGAATTGTAAGCCATTTTTGAAAAAATTGAGTCATAATTTCAGTTAGCGTAAAATTTGCAATAACTCCTGAGAGGAGTGCAAGTAGGAAATCAATGTCAAGGTGAATAAAAAAGAAAATTGTCAGCAGGTAACCGGTTCCGATTACTATGCCATGACCTTTGCCGCGTTTGGTATTTTGGCCAATCAAGGGAGTTCCCCACTCAATATGATTCATCCGGCTGGCGTACCAATTCCAAATTTTTGAAAATGGCCAAAGGAGTTCCTGGAAAGGCGAACTTTTGACGTCTAAATCCAGATTCAAGACAAAAGTTCCGAAAATGTAGCCTGGCAGCAGGCTAAGTAAATTCAATCGGCCTGAAAAGATAATCAAAATCAGGCCGAGATTGAATACTTTCATATTAACCTTTTTATGCACGGAACCAGCAGGCATTATTTCCCCCGATAGAGTTTTTCCCAAGTTTCGGGCTGCATACTGGCTATATCTTTATATACATATTGAGTATACATTCTATCCTTATCAAAAAGCACCACCATTGAAGAAAATGGTGGAGAAGCCTCTGCTCCAACAAAACGAATACGATGGCTTAGTAAATAAATTCTGTAAGCATTTTCATGGCAAAGTCGCGTGTATTTTGTTGCATCGTAAGGTAATAATAAAACTATTAAATTGTTTTTACTACAAATTTTAATTGACATTTCGACAAATTTGAGAATCATTCCCCGCGTGTAAGGTGGGTTGATCCAAATTCGTTCGTTTCGCAGATAAGGGGCTTCTTTAAAGAAGTCTTCTTCAGCCGTAATATAACGATTGCACTTGTGGTTTCGATGCCCTGCAGCGCCGTCAATAGTGAAATGAAATTCGTTATTAAACCAATTGAAAAGCCAATCAGGCGTTCCCCAGTCGGACTTCCCGGTTAAACAATTTGGATTTGCTGGCATATTAAATTTCTCCTCTTTTTGTTGGTATTTTTACCATATTTTTCAAACTATTACCCCTGCGAAATTACGCAGAGTGTATAAAACTTACCCAATTTACGCATAATTTATGCTTGTTCGTATGTATATAAATTACACACTCTTTATTAATTTTTTGTTGTTAGTTTACTTTAATAAAATATTGTTAATTTTTAATTTCCAACGTTTGAAATTTTGTAAAGACTGGTCAAAAATCGAACATCTGTTTGTAAAATCTGAACGAAAACTGTCCAGTTGTGCAGTACAAAGTGAACAATTTCCGTTCATTAGTAAGTTCATGTTAATTTACCTGCGATTGGTATTAATACCAAAAGCATTCAAGGTGTCTTTGACATAGACTGGCGAACCTTCAAAATTTAAAGCCTCTGAAATAGCTCTCAAGGTGATTGACTTCTGCCGGGCTTTTCGGTTTAAATATTTCCTAAGAATTTTTAATTGCAGCACGGTCGGTTGTTTGTTGTTACGCTCTAAGAATACGGATTGATATTTTTGTAATTCTGGTTCCGTATCGATTTCAACGTCATTTGATTGAAAACCCATTTTTGCGCTGGCGGTTGTCGGTATTGCCTGTATTTGAGGAGCAGGAAAATCGTCTTCTTCTGTTAGTTCGTATTGATTGACTTTATTTTGACTGGCTGAGGAACTTACAAGTACATTTCCCGCCAGATTAGCTTCGCCATCTGCCCAGTCGATTAACGAAAAGCCTAAAAATGAAAAAGTAATACAGATAAATTCAATCAGAATCCAGAACCAGAGCCTTGATTGTACGTTTTGCCCTTGTGAAAGCTGAATTTTATCAACTCCAACACTGGTCTGAGCTTCCGAAATTTGCGAATTAAGTTGCTCCAGGCGACCTTGCTCTGCGAGTAATTGGTTATTTACAGTAGTCCACTTTTTCCAGGTGGGGGGAATGTCATTTAGTTGCTTTTGCAAGCGATCAATATTATTCCTGGCATCGGTTTTAGCTTCCTGTAATGAAGTCAGATCGAAGCTTTCCAATTTTGCTAACTCAACTGAGCGATTATTGGTAGAATAACTCCCGAACATTGAAATAATCGTAAATATTGAAATAAAAATGACCATTAAAATGCGAATGCCGATAATGTCCTTCCAAGTCATAATAAATCCGCAGGCAATACGCCCACCATGAACCACGAAAGTTAATAATACGGTTAAAATAATTGTCAGCACCGGGTTATCCGTTAAGCCATACGTGAAAGGCATTAACCAGGTTCCGGTTCCTTTAGCAGAAATTAACTCCACAATTAACCAAATACTGATAATAAAGATTACAGCCAGAACTTGTGCCCAGCCGGGTGTTACTTTTGACAGGCTACTTTTACCAGTCAGTTTAAGATTTGCCATTTTTTAGATTTCCCTTCTAAAAGTTTAAAAAATTCTTATTTAATTGTTACGTTATCCCGAAATTCGACCTTTCCGTTAACTTTGCGAATCTCGAATTTTCCCTTGATAAGATAGTAAAGCAGGTAATAAATGCCACCTGCCAGGGCAATATTCATCAGGATTGAGACAATCATGATAAAATAGATTACATTTTGCATGATGTTATATCTCCAGGATTGAATCAGCTTCCCGATCACACTCAAAAACGGTTAAGCCAGCCATTTTTTGCCATAACCAATCTGATAGGATCTTGCTTTTATAATCGACTAATTCCCCAATGTGATCATCAATTTTTTGCTGCAATTCATCGTAAACGTCAGCAAATTCGGATTTTAATTCGGTTATTAATGCTGAAAATTCGTCTTTAAGTTTCTGGTCATAATCACATTTTTTGACGGCTTCCAGGTGTTCATTAAATAAATCAGTAATTTTCATACCGATTAGTTGTGTTAATTCCAGGGTTGATAAAGTTGTTTCGGACATTTTTAGTTCTCCTCTTAGTTTAAGATTTTTTTACATTCGCCAAAATTTGGGCTGTTTTTTGACCAATTCCTTTGAATTTTGACCAATCGGCTTCCGAGTACTGTAATAAAGCTTTCAGGACGTTTTCAGTGCTTCCAATCTGGTCAAATAATTGATTTGCTAACTTCCAGCGCACTCCCCGAACCAATGACAGGACTTTCTTCCCAAAGGCTGCTGGATTGGATTTCTTAATGCCTTCACCCATGTAAGCACCATATACTGACTGGTGCTCGTCAAATTTCATATAGAAATCCTGGAGTGAAAGAATCAAGTCAACGGTTCCTTTCATACCGCTGGTTTGCAATACAAAAAGCCTGCCAGGAGCGTATAAACGAAAGGAATTTAAAATACTTTCGAGAGTTGAGTACTTCCAATAGTACAGGCCGTTTTTTTGTTTCATCCTGGCAAAAGGGGATTGAATGACCAGATCACCACTGGCAGGTTCCGACCAGTAATGATCTTCAATCAGCAAATAGGAAAAGCGGAACTTCTCCAGCATATTTTCGAGTTGCGAGTGCAAACGATTTGACAGGAATGACTGCAAAAAGTCACCTTTTTCGGACTGTGACCCGCTCAAGCGTTTCCGTTCAAAACCAACTTGAAAGTATTGACCTTCGGAATAACCGAGCGTTACACAATCGGCATCTAAATCGCAAGTTGACATGAGTGCACTCCCCGAAGGGAACAGGGGAAGTAATTCCTTTGAACCAATTCGATGATCGATGATAACTTGCATTAAGCCACCTTATACGGTTGTTGAATTGTATTCACAATAAAATCAAACGAAATCTGCCCATCATAAAGCCATTGACCAACTAAAAACGGACTGGGATTACACTTTGTTATTTCCGCGCAGAAATGCATTGCACCGTCAAATGGCCATTGATTCATTCCTGTGTTGGGCAATACTCGCCTTGATAATATAATATTCGTTTGGGCAAAAGTATTTGAATCCTTTGCTGAATCAGGAACCATGTTTCCAGTCGGAACGTTCTTTTTATATTCCTCTTTGGTTCGCACCGTGTAACCAAAATTCAGTCCCGATCTCCACAATTCATTTATAATCATCGTTAATTGTGAGGTCAAAATACCCCGCTGTTCGGGAGGAATTTTATCGGTTTTTCCGAAATTGACCAGCGGGAGCAGGAGTTTCCAGATAACGGTTTTCGTATCAATGGCAATTGATTTGTAACCCTTTTGTTTTGCCGTTCCAATGTCGTCAAGGATGGTTTCCAGGACGGTTAAATTTTTCTTTTTGATTTCATCGGTAGCATCTTTTGAAACGTTTAACAGATTGGTAACCGGGTAATACATCTTGCAATCGATTCGTTTCGATTGGCGAAAAAGTGTCCAGCTTTCGTCTTCCGGACGGTCAGTATTCATAAATAAAATAGGATCAGGCATTCCGAGTAAGAAGCGGGTTCCACCAACACCACCGTCAGTTGTAAGTTGAAATGAATAGGGCATAATTGAATTCCTTTATTTTAGTAAGTTATTAATCCTGGCATAATCTTGGAAAAATTGCCAGTTCGTGTTAATTTCGTCTTGTGTAAAAGTAATTAGTTCAGGCAAAAAGATTGAGCTTGAGTGTTTATATTCGCCGTTGATGTACCAAACCAGGTATAAAACATTGTCAACACCCCAGCCTTTACAATAAGCAAGACCTTGTTTAATCCATGAATCGTTATAAATCACAGTCGGAACGGCTTTCATTTTCGTGGCTTTATATTCCAAAATCCCGCCTAATGGATTGACCAATTTTCGCTCATCCAGGCCGTCTGGCGACATTATTATTTTATCCAGCTCTCTGGGTTCAGGTCGGCAGGATGATAGATTTCCGAAGGCGAGAGAGGCCATTTCCTCCCAAAGAAACCCATAGTCAAAATTGCCGGGGTCGTTTCGATCTCCCTGCATGTCTTTATACTTTTTCCCCAGAAAATACAGGTTATAATGCCTGATAATATCGGAAAAATGAATTCGATCCAAGTTTCTGGGGACTTCTGGAAAGCGTACAAAAGGTATATCTAAAATTTGAGATTGCATTAAGCGTTCACTCCTGTATTAAAAAGAAAAGGAAATCGACTAACCCGCGCTGCAATACGTTTGTCAAAATTTGATAACTGAATCAAATCAGCATCAGTCGTGATAAAAGTTGGTTTTTCAAAATCAGAACGATAATTTAAAATTGCATATAGAATATTTTCAAAAGCGGGAGTTAAGTTCACGGCTGTTAAGTCATCCAATAGCAATAATTTTGCCAGTTTATATTTTTCGGTGTCAAATATGAAATTTTCCTGCACTCCCTGGATAAATTTATCGCGTAAATCACAAGTTCGCTCAAAAATGATAGATCGTGGATGATATTTTCGAGATGTTACCAGGTGCTTAAATAAAATCCACAAGGCAGTGGTTTTACCGGTATTATTTGCCCCCATCAGGCAAAGGCTTTTGTTCTGAATAGCTGCATTGATAACACGGTTTATAAATTGGGAATCCGTGTGAATAAAAGACGTATAGGTTACGTCTAAATAAGCTGGTGGAATAAAGCTTGAAAATATTTCATGGGGTGAATTTTGTAAACGATTTAAAAATTCCTGTTCTTCAAATTTGTTAATTTCAGGCAGGCAATATTCACAAACGTGCGTATTTCGACCAGGTTCAAAGAATAAAGTATGATGATACTCATCCCGCCCACAGTTACGACATTTGGTAATATACTGCAATTCTTCTTCGGTAAATTTTCGTTCAAACATTTTAATTGATCTCCGTTGTTATTGGTGTAATCGGCATTGACATTGATTGACGCATTTTTTCTTCCATTTGTTTAACTAATCGGGCTGCTCCAGCATCAATTGGGACATTTGGGTTTTTAATGGGTTTGTAAGATTTTGCCGGCGTTGCTGGTTTACCTTCCCGCTTTTCTGTTGACATCACTCCACCAAAGGCATCCATTATCGGATATATTCGCCGTTCCTTTGCAACGTAAATAATTTTAACACACTTTTCTTTTTTTAATTGTGCCAGAATTTTGCTAATCCAGGTGGGTGTTATTTTAAATACATCGGCTAAATATTGATTTTTGGCGTTGCAATAACCGTATTTATTACTCAAGGCAGTAATAACTCCAAATACTAACTTTGCCTTGTCAGTCAACTTTTCACTGGACATAACTTTACCGGGAATTATTGAATAATAGTTTAAATCCTTTTCCATTAAAAAACCTTTCATTTATTTGATTTTTAAAGACTTAGAACCTTGAACGAAAGTACAAGGTGGTTTGAACAGAAGTGCAAGGTACCTTGTCCGAAAGTGCAAGGTACCTTGAACGAAAGTACAAGGCAAAGTGTCCTTGTAAGTTATAATAAAATTATATAGTTAAATGCCAAATTTCGGCAGGGAATATTATATTTAATATTATATTTAATAATATATTTAATAGTTTTTCTCTCTTTTTTTTCTTAAAAACTGAACTTAAAAACTGCTTTAAATTCGGCATCTGAATAAAAAACCCGCCCGAAGGTTTGACGCTCCAAGCGGGTTTCGTTTAGTGACCTAACAACTGATTGAAAAAATTTAGAAAGTGATTACACCATTGGAAATAACACACACATCCGGCCGTTGACCGTTTAGGGCTGAGGTAATGATATTCACATCAGCACCTTGCGATAATAACGTGGCCAGGTTTGACAGGATTAACATTTTACCTTCCAGTTCATTCAATGGGGAGGCCTTGCTCTGAGATTTAAGGAAATTGGCCAATAAGGTTTTTTCCTTTGGCGATCCAGTATTGACAGGCGCTTGAGGCATTGTGTTCATCGGTGGAACGTTTGGCATTGGCTGCATAGCAGGAGCCTGTGGAGTTGACATCGGCATTCCAGGCATATTCATGGGAGTGACAAATTCCATAATTTCCTTGATTCCAATAACATACGAATCCTTTTCTTTGCCATCTTTTTTGTCAATGTAAGTTTTCTTTTTGCCGGTTTTTTCATCGACTTGCGTGGATGTTTCAATCATGGCTTTGAATTGAATCAGGCCGAAATTTCCAGTCCGTAAAGCTGATTTAAGAAAATCCAATTTTCCCAAACGAGTTGCGGCCATTTCGAGCAGGGGATATAACTTTGCTGAAAAATTACAGGACGGAGAAACCACCGCTTGATCGGTAAAGGTCAAAGTTTTCCCAGCCTCATTCAGCAAAAATTTCGACATGTTTTCACCACGTGCGATTGAAAAGAAGGGTATTTTTGACGCGGGAACTTCGGAAACGTCTGGGTTGATAAAAGACAGGTCAATATAAATTCCAATCGACTTGCCATATTTTTCACCAAAATCAGCGACTCCAGGCCGAAGGCTGCAAAGTGCTACTTGATTGTTCCAACCAGCTTCAATTTCAACCCAGTTTTCAGGAAGGAAACCAAGTGCAGGATTTGAATACCTTTTTTCTTTTAATTCGGTTGACATAACAATAAACTCCTAATTTAAATTAGTAAAATGAAATTAATTAATAAGAAATGATTAAATATTTAATAGTTAGTTATGAATTATTGAGATTATTCGGCTTCTTTGATGGGTTCCTCCTTCGTGATAGTAACATAATAAATTTTGTCGGATTCCAACTGAATTCTGAATTCGGCAAAATGTTTATACACGGCAAAAAATTCAGTTGTAAATTGTTTCAAAGTTCTTGGGAAGTCTTTCATTTGTAAAGCAAATGCAATGCCAAAAGCGTGCCCGAATAATTCGGGAAGGGTAATTTTTCGGTTTAGAACTTCATTTTTTTCGTTAAATGTTTTTAGTAAAATATCATAAACCGTTGAAATTCCGATTAACATTTGCTTCTGCTTATCTTGTTGCATTCGCAGAAATTGATACCATTCGGGAAGACTTCCGAAGCAGGCGTTAATTGCCGCTCCAGCCGCGCCAAAGTCAGCCACCCGAAATATACTGGTTTTCGGAATTTCATGTGATCGAAAATAGGCCACCAAGATGTTTAAACGGTGGACGATTTCAATCCAGAAGTTCTGCCTTTCGGCGGCGATGTTGTTAATAAAATAGGACTGTCTGATTCGTTTATCATCGGGAATGCGATCCAGGTCAAATATTACTAACCTGTCAAGCAAGTCATCCCGTTCTAATGTTAAAGGGGAGCGGGAGGTAATAAAAATCCAGGAATTGTAATTCATGGTAATCAAGTCGTGGCTGTATAACCGCCGTCTAAAATTCTTAATTCCTGTTGAAATTGTAGCTAGTAAATCTTTAAGCCAGGTGACATTTCGATCCAAATTATCAATGACCAAAATCGGTTGATTGCTGGCTTGCAAGTGGAAAGCCTCTTCCGTTGTAATGCCAGTCACTTCCGAATTTTTCCCGAATAAGAATTTCAGGAGCATCCGAATCAGCATGGTTTTCCCGCTGCCTTTGATGCCACGAAAGAGAATGATCGGTTTTTCTTTGCAAAGATCTGAGAAAAAAAGCAAATACAAAAGGGTCTGGAAGCCGATTGAATTTAGTTCCGAATTTGACGACCAGTTGACCGTTTCGGAAAGTTCGCGGATGTTTCCTTCATGGTTTATGAAACGCTCCCAGCCTTGCGGAGCGAAATTTGGGAAGTCTACCGGCGAAGCGAATCCATCCACGAATAAAAAGGGCATTCCGTTGTTTGTAATAGACACACTTTGGCCATCTAAAATCAGAACCCGACCGTTAAAAGTCGAAATATATAGCTTCTGGCCGTCCCAGTGCGACATGGTGTATACTTCCACTTTGTCTGAAAACAGCGCTTTATCCCTGCAAGCATTTTCAAAGTACTTAAATTCCTTACTCTCTTCATTCCGACCGCAAAAACTCGCTAAATAAGCCTGCCAGAGGTCAGAATGTAAATCAATCAACTGGTTACTTTGTTTTTCAAAGTAATATGTTTTGTGAGCCTCGGAGTGTACAAAATAGCCCATTTTTTCGAGTTGGTCTAAAATATATGCAGCAGCTTGATTCCTTCTCCGCTCTATATTGCCTTCGGCTGATAGCAAGCGGGTAATTTCTTCACGAATATGGGGGAAATCAGGCTGTAATATTTTCGGAATTAAAGGGTCAGTCATTTGTTTGATGCGAGACATTAGCAAGCTCCTCTTGACGTTTGGCGATCCTGGTTTTAATGATGTTGAAATAATTTTCTTCTTTTTCGATAAGAATAAATTGACGATTGGTATTGAGGCAGGCAACTCCAGTCGTGCCACTACCGGCGCAATTATCAAGTACCAAATCACCCTCATTGGTGTAGGTTTTTATTAGGTATTCACATAAGGCAACTGGTTTTTGAGTGGGGTGTTGTCTATTTAATTTGCTGTTTGAAAATGAAATTATAGACTTTGGATTACACATTGTATCATTATTATCTTTTGCGTATGCAATATTATGAACACCAAAGACTTCTTTTTCGTTTATAATCACACCTCTTTTACTATCTCTTTCTGCTAAACATTTATATTTATTAGGTCTTTGATTTGCTTTATCTTTTGGTGTAAATTGTCTATTAAAAATGTGTGTTCTATTACTAAATACCAATATGTTTTCGTGATATTTTAATGGCATAATTTTAACATTTAAATGACCGCTTGGTATCTCTCTATCCCAAATCCATTCGTATTTAAACATCTTCAAATTACTCATAATCAACATTGAAGTAAACGGCTGCGAACCGAAAAGAACAATCGCACCATTATCTTTTATAATTCGCTTGTACTGTGCCCATAACGGTTCAAACGGAATAAGCTTATCCCAGTGGCATGCCGTCGTATTATAAGGAAGGTCGCACAAGATACAATCAATTGACTTATCAGAAATATTTTTCATCAATTCAAGGCAATCCCCCAGCCAGATTTCATTTTTCATAGTTGTTCTCCTGAGATTAAATTTTTAATTACATTATATTTCGGATCACCAATTAATGCTTCAAAGTGTTCAATCACGGCAGTTCGTTCGGGGAAATTTTGCTTGATCATTTGCAGGAAACAAAAATTACAAAGCGGAGCACTGGCGTAACTCATATCATGCACCACCAAATTACAGGAAAAACAAAGGGCATTGTACTGGCAACGTTTGAATTTGGCTGATTCAGTGACAAAATGATCGTGGCTAAAATTCAGGTTCATACTGTGTTCTCCAAAGTTGAAAGTTAAAGTAGCAAATTCTTAAAAATCAATTAACAGTTGTCCATCGGTGTGCAAGCTTTTAATTAAATCCTGATCTTCTTTCAGGAATTTAACATAGTTGAAAGGTTTGGTAATAATATGTGAGCCATTTGGAGTTTTATAATGTGTTATAATATACTCTTGTAATAATTTTTTCTTTGCCAGAAAAACAGAGATTTCATTTGTATCAATATCAAATAAAAAATTTCGTTCCAATCGGCAGCCAGGATTCATTAAGCAGGAAATAAAACGGTTGTCAATATCAGTATAAAAATTCCATTGATCAAGTTTATTTTGACTTTCTAAATCCAATTGACGGTGTTTAAATAAGTTAATAGCTTTGTTAATATCACGAGAATTACAGGCAGCATAAATTCTTAATTGACGTGAATCATTCTTCATTGTATTTTGCATATCTCGAATAGTCTTGAAAAATTCTTCTGAATTTTGGGTAATAGCTTTTTTAACATCACGCTGGCGCTTATTATTACTTCCACCGTCTTTTGATCTATGAACTAACATCAAAACCCGAATTCCACCCGAAACGGCTAAAAATTGTACATGCAGTTCTTCTAAACTTTTCATAATTATTCTCCTTTTTATAAATTTTTCGTTTTAGTGGGTAAAATTCCTATAAGCAAATTTTATTCCATTGACTTTCTGGATTTGACAAATTTGTAATCAATTCGTAATAAAGAAAACAAACCGCCTGCCTGATTTCGGAAATTCCTCACCTGTCAAGCAGACGGCTATTTTAGAAGGGAAATGGAAAGGGAAATTTTGATCTTAAGTAATTGTTAGCGTAATTCGATACACCACAGGCGCGGGAATAGTGATCGTTCCATCAGGATTGACCAGTTCAATGTTAGAAAAATCCGCCAGGCCGTTGTCACGCAGTTTTCCCAGTGTGATTACAATTGCACCCGTTCCCGCCGCCAGCGCTTTAATTTTCGCCGTTGCGAATAAAGTATTCAGGAAGGTTTGAAATCCACCCGACGCAAAGGAACCTAAAAAGAAATATTTGCCAGTTTGTCCGGTCACTTTTCCTGCTGTAAAATTCGTAAATCCGGTTGCTCCCTGAGTTGGCAAAATAATATCTATCAGGTTCGCCGGGTAACTCAAATTCACTTCACACTGCCTGATTGTATCACCATTTATTACTAAATTAAGCGTTTTTTCTTCACCAATTAACATATTCATATTAGTCTCACTTTCGTTAAGTTGCGTTAAAATTTGTCCGATTGTGTAAAATATATCGGTTAAAATGCTGTATAATGCCATAATAACTTTCTGTTAAAATTGTGGCTGTACGTCCGGGATTCGCCTCTTGGGGAATATAAAATTCAAGGCCGGGCGTTGATAAATTGCTTGAAAGCGATCCTGAAAAAGGGCATGATCACGGGAAGTGACTTCGGATTTTGTAGGATCACGCTCCATATCTGCCCGAAGATATTCCGTATAAGTTAAAGTGTCGGAAATCGCTGCTAGCCCACTGGCAAAAGCAATCACCCGGAACCAGACTTGATACCCGCCGTTAGTGGTTATTTCGCCGTCAGGAATGATGGCAGTAAATAGGGTGTCAAAGGTCGGAACAACCTGGTCAAAGGTAATATTAACCTTCGGGTTCAAATAGGAATGCACTCCCCACTGGACTTGAAAACTATCAATAATGGCCATAGTTGGATGTGTCCAGGCAATTTTAAAATCCTTAGCCTGAATTGGCAGGCTTAGTAAAATTACCATCAGAAGTAATAACATCATGTTAAATTTCTTCATTTTATTAACCTCAAATTGTTAATTTTTTCCATTTTGTAAGAATCTCCAACAGCGTCAATTAAGACTAATAGAATTGAATTTTCCTGCAAGGTAACCGTCTCGCGGAAGGTGCCGGTGTGATAAATATTTTGCTGAAATTCCGCCGTCTGTTCCAGGTCGTCATGTTCGTCAAGTACGGCAAAATTACCGGTAAGGTTGTATTTGTACCGATACGCGAATACATTTGACCGCGTTTCATCGATCACGAAATGCCGAATGCGAATTTGCGAAAAAGGAATACCCGAAATAAAATATTGGGTGGTATAGCTGCCCCGACCGGTTTTATAATTTCCGTATGATTGAGCAGGATTACTACCGTCATCCATTTTGTTGTAAACCAGCCGATTGCTGGCGTCAAAGTGGTATAACAGGATTTGTATTCCCGCATTCGATTTAGTAGCAATAGCCCGCACTTGATCTGGCGTTATTCCAGCCGTATAATTGACATCTGTCATTTGACTGGGGTAATTACACCCCTGAACTTGCAAGCGGGTGGGGGATAGATAGGTCATCATTTCCCAAAGGTTGAAAAGAGGGGTCTTCAAAACCTGAGTTGAATTGTTATCAGCATTCAAGATGCCGATTGAACGGTATTCAAATTGCCTAAGATCACCGTGAAATAATATCATTTTTGGCAGCCAAAATTCACCTTGCAAGTCGGCGGTTTCGTAAGCAATGTCTAACAGTGACAACCACCAGCAGGCTGCATATTCATTTTGTACATACGGTTGCGACCACATTTCGCCAGTTGGAGCAGTTTCCGTAATCCAGACTTGTTTTTCCTGGTGCTGAGTGCCATAAACTTCAATCACGTCTTTGCACATTTGCCACATGTCTTTTAGAACATCACGAGGATTAGTTGAATATTGATGACAGGTGAAAGCATCGGTTTGACTGCCGATATTATTGGTGGCATAATTAACCCCCGATTTCGTGTGATTGACAAATTGTTTAGAATAGATCATGACCGCCGTATTATCCGGCCCGCCAGTAATCGGCAGTGCACCAGGAACGTTTCGCATGGCATCATTACCAATATCGTATAGTCGAATAAAGCCATCGTAGCCCCACTCATTGAATTTCCAAAAAACACTAAAATTTGGTTCATTCCAAACGCCAAACCGCCAGGAATTAATCGTACTTGCACCATATCTGGCGATCAATTCCGAATGCGTTCGGAAGATAATATTCTCCCAAATATCATACGATTTTGGTGGCGAACAAATAGCCTCACCAAAATTTCCAACATACTGTTCCGCAGCCAGACAGACTGGCATAAAGCTATATTCAATTAATAATTTTAATTTGGTATTATTATTAAGTTCATCAAGTACCTGAAAAACCTTTCCGAAATTAAAATGATCCCCTGGATAACGCTCCTCATCATAAGGTCGACCACCCATTTTTTCGGCATAATCCATCAGGCTGCCATCGGTATTTTCGCGGTATGAAAAAATATTTAATAACCGTAAATATTTTGCTGGATAGTTACCCTGGTGTTCTGCTAATTTTAGCAGGCGATGAAATTCCTTATAAGCTGTAGTTTGTTCGTAGTAAAATCCAGAATGCCCAAAGCCATTAAGATTACGATATGGAATTGGTTTCACTATATTAAAATCAATTGTAATTTGACTAAATGCCAGTTCAACTAAAATTAAAATTAATCCACCGATTTTTTGCATTTATTTTATGCCTCCATAAAAAATCGAGTATAAATTTTTTCGTATATTCTGACTAAAATCTTATGATAAAAGAGCTGAAAAGTAATGGTCATTGTTACGAAAAATAATAAGAATATGATAGCGATTTGCACAAAATAGTCAATACTGGTTAACAAATGCCAGTGGCGTAAAAATACCCCAGTGCAGATATAACTTAAAAAATCCGCCAAATGCCAGGCATCGGTTAGGGGATAAGGTAGTCTTTTATCCTGCCAATCGGAACGGAACCAGGCACACCAGGGTTCAGGCAGTTGATTGAAAATAGCCCGCGGCCAATGGTCTTTGACCGTATCCCGAATCGCCTTGAAAAAGCCTGCTAAAAATCCGAATAAAATATAAATCCACATAGATTTTTCCTGTTCTAATAAATTGTGGGTAATTTAAAACCAGTTGCAATGGCAATTTGCTCGCATTTAGTATTTACTTGATTAACTAAAGTATCATCAATAGAACTTTTAGTATCACGTGCCCAGCGGGTTCCGAGTGTTTTGGATAAAACGTAGAACACTTTTACAGCATCCTGACCTTGTGGAGTGATTTTATTTTTAACAATATCAGCCAAATAGTCCAGAGCAAATTTCAATAAAACTTCCAGCAATGAATCCCAAGTTGCCAGAAATGCCACGATTTTTAATAATAATTTGTTCATATTAAGCCTCTCAATTTTAAGATTTGTTAAACAATTAGAATTTATTTTTTAAAAGTTGATACACCAATTCGATTAATACTAAAATAGCGCCGCCTAAAATTCCCCAGAAACCTGATTTAATTTTAAATTCAGTAGTAAACCGAGCCTCATTTATTTTCATTTCTTGTAAAGTAGCCAGAATTTGATCTAATTTAGTACCTACTTCATCCAAACATTTTACATGCCGATTTAATTCATTCATGACAAATAATCTTGATTTAGCCCAGTCTTTTTCGGTTTCGTTTGTTTCGTCATTCCTGTCATTCATAGCTGTCCTTATGTTTATTAGATTCCTTTTGAACGATATTATTCTGGAATTTTATATATAAATAAATTAACATTTGAAAAAGTTGGATTATCTGTTCCGGGCGCTGTCAAATTTGCCACTTTCATTGAAATATCGTCCCCGGCTACCAAATTCAAGAGATAAAAAGGCGTGGTTCCCCCGGAATAGTTTCCAGAAGTCGATGATCGCCGTGTTCCGTATTGTTTGACAGAATTCTTAAATACTGCGATCTTCCAATCGGCATTATTTGAACCAGAAAAAGTATAACTATAAATCAGATAATAATCACCAGGCGTTATAATTGTTATGCTGTCTCCGGCAATAGTAAATCCATCGTTTTCTACTAAGCCAAAACCAGTCACAAACTTTCCCAATATTTTGACATAAAGTCCGGTGCCGTCACAATTGGGCGTGATCGTGGTATCTTCCTTAAACATAAACGCATGAATAAAATTCCAACTAACTTGACCCGGAAATACCACGCTTGGCGGAGTTGTTGTTAAATCAACTTTATGCTGTGAAAAACAACCGGTCACCAGGCTTAAAAGTATTAATAATAACCATAATTTTTTCATAATTTTATTTCCTCTTCGTTATTTAACTTCCCAATTAGTGGTGTCATAGGCTATAAAGGTTATATTGGCTCCAGAAATTAAAGTGGTGGCCGTATTAACCCCCGCTCCTAAGTTATCACCCGAAGCAGGCCAAATTTCGAGCGTATTTGCTCCATTATTGATAATAAAAATTTCCCGCCCAACCGCGGCATTTGGCAATGTAACTGCATCGTTGGTGTTTGTCACAGTTGAAACTTCATTAACTTCTTTCGATAATTGAGCATCTCCCTGGATTCCGGGTGTTGCAGCGGTCAATGTAGCCGCAACACTATGCACAAAATAGCGGGAAGTCGTTATATCAGCATTTGCTGTGGTGGCAATTGCTGAACTGGAATTTATCCCGGCAGCAGTAATAACGCCTTTAAAAACTGATGTTAATCTAACTCGAAATGAATCACTGACAACGGCTTTATCTTTGAGCAGGGCTTGACCTTCCGTGCGAAAACCATCTAAAGTTATTAAACTATCATTAGTGGTTAATTTACCTTTTATTAAGACAGTCTTTTCAACTCGCAGGGAGTCATTGATCACTGCTTTATCTTTTAAGAAAGCCAGTCCCTCAGTACGAATACCTTTGATGTTTACCAGACTGTCATTGGTGGTTAATTTACCTTTTAATAGACTAGTTTTTTCCACGCGGAGCGAATCTTTTACGACTACTTTTTTGTTTGCTGTAATAGCGCCTTTAATCAGTGCCGTTTCTTCTACACGTAAAGAATCATTTATGACTACTTTTGTTCGAGCAGTTACATCCCCTTTCAACGTAGAGATTGATTCATTACGAAATCCTTTTATTGTAACTAAGGAATCATTGAAAGTTCCTTTACCTTTACTTAATAAAGTTTTTTCAACCCGAAGCGAATCATTAATAACAGCTTTATCCTTCAAAAATGCTAAACCTTCTGATCGAATGCCTTTTAAAGTAACTATTGAGTCGTTTCCAGTAATTTTGCCTTTTAAAAGTGAGGTACTTTCAACACGGATTGAGTCATTTATAATCGCTTTACCCTTTAAGAAAGCTAAACCTTCGGTACGAATACCCTTAACAGCTACCAAACTATCATTAACCGTTGTTTTGCCTTTTATTAAAGTGGTTTCCTCAACCCGGAGTGAATCATTCACGACTAATTTAGTGAAACTGCCTAAACTTGATAAGGTGTTATTGGTTACAATTCCGTCAACGCCAGTGCTATCAACATATTTTGATTTTAGGCCGTTGGTTAATTGCAGGCCATCAGCAAAAAGTGTTTTATCAAATGAGTAACCTAATCCGCCGGTACTAGTCCACGACCATTTTCCAAGTGCAGGATTGGCGTTTGAGGTTGCCTGTAGCACTAAGTCATATCCCTGAACCACACCTGCATCTAAATCGAAATCAGCTTTTTGGGTGTAGGTAGGATTCTCAGCATCTGAAACCGTTGCATTATTTATTATGTTGCCATTTTGCGCTTGTAAATTGCCTGTAGTATTAATATTAGATGTCGTATTAAGTGCCCCACCTTTCCGCCAAAACGTGTTTGAATCCATGTATATCCAATAATCACTTACATCGTTGAATCCAGCTCCACTGAAAGTGATTCCAGTCCAGTTCCCCGCTGTAGCTGCATTCAGAACTAACATTCCCGTGGTAGTTGATGGAGTTATTGTCACATAGTCAGTCGCTCCCCCCAGCCAGAAACGATCTGAAGTGGCTGATAATTTCCAGTATGCCAGGGTTGGGTCAGCATTCCCCGCTAATGTAAGGGTGCAGATTGATTTCGTTATACCTGAAAGATCACTATCAGCATCCCCTTTGAGTGATAATGACGGAACTACATTATCTTTTACTGTATTTTCCCCAATGCGTAACGAATCATTGACCACAATTTTACCGGGCGTGGAAAGTCCGGTTGATCCTGAAATCGTACCAACATAATGCAAAGTACTGGCTCCAGTTCCACTCGAAACATAAACCGTATCGGTTTTACTGTCTAAATCGATGGTGACATTTTCATCAGCACCGTTTCCCAGTCCGAGAAAAGTCAAGGATCCATCTGAATTATTCGTAATTTTAACCCCGGTGGTACCATGATTTAAGTCGATGGCATTTTTTAGAGTAACCGCTCCCTTCAATAAACTGGTTTCTTCCACCCGTAGTGAATCATTTATTATTACTTTAGTTTTTGCGGTAACCGTTCCTTTAAGTAGTGAAATTCCTTCGGTACGGATACCTTTAACATTGGCTAATGAGTCGTTAGTTGTAACTTTACCTTTGATTAAAGCTGTTTTCTCAACTCGAATTGAGTCGTTTACCACCACCCAATTGGCTTGAAAATTTTTAAATAGGGTTAAATTACCCATTCGTTCGTTATTATGCTGAACAAAGTTAGTATTCCCGCCTTGATCGGTAATAAATGAGTTGTCTTGCGTGCCAGTTGAAAATTCACTTTCAATCAATAATGAATCCACGTTTTTTACAATGATGGGATAATTACTGTCTCGATGGATATTATTTTTGACAATTATATTTGCCATACCTGTATAAGTATCGGCAAAACGAATGTTATTTAAGCGAATGTCATAAAAATAATTGTTATCCAGGTAAATTCGCTTAACATTATTTCCAATTCCGACAACTCCGTATTCAAAACCAGTGAAAATATTATTTGAAAGTTTACATTCCGTAACACTGACACTAAGTCGGACACCGGAACCTTCATTGGCTCCACCTAATAAACCAACACCGTAAAATTGATTATTAGAAAATTGACTGGAGTCCGTACCAGTTCCTAACTTTAGGCCGTGTTGGGTTTTCCAATACCAAATATCACCACTGGCGTTGGTAGTGTCGGCTGTAAAAATATTCCCAGTCATTGCCACCCGCGATGCTTCAAAGTTATAGCCAACATTTGAACCGCGATTTAACCGTCCAACGCCGTTAACAATATTATTATTGACAATTATATTTGAACCACGTGAATGAATTACTTTTATGCCATCTTTACCGCAGGCTTCTATGTAATTATCGGCAATTAACACATCTGGGGAACTAAGATAAATTCCCGAATCCGCCGGTCGATATACTTTATTATTTGTTATAATTGCCTTTGTGGGTTGACCAACTATAAACTGCCGTCCCAGGTCGTTTCCGTAATAATTATTATTGGTAACATTCACTAAAAAGCCTGACGTATAAAATTGAATACCACTTAAAGTGTCAGCAGGAAAGAAGTTATTACGTGAAATATCGGCTCCCCAAACGGAAGTATCGCTGGAAGCCCCCCAAAATTCAATGGCTGCACAATCGGTAAAAGTGCAATTTTTCACCCGAATATATTTTGAATGCAAGTTATTCCCGCTGGAAGAATAAACAAAAATTGGATAAATATAACTCATTGGAAATTTTGTCGATGCTCCCAGATTGAAAGACAAATTGTCAAAAGTGAGGTAATCACACCCTACAATGTAGAAAATACTTCTATAATAAGCCACTGTTGCATAATCCACAGGAAATGTTACCAGACTGTGAATAACAGTTCCCTCTTGTCCGACAAAAGCTAATGAATCATCACTGCTTAAAGTAATTTGACTTGTCCAATAATTCCCTGATGGAAAGTAAATTGTATGCAATCCATTCGCCTGAGCGTAAGTAATAGCCGCCTGAATTGCAGTGGCATTATCGACTGAGTCGGCATGAGTTCCGCCAAAATCCATAACACTGGCTGATCCTAAACTGGTGGCTAAATTGCCATACGCCCGCGCCCAGATTGAATCCGCCGTTAAAGTATTCATAACATGCAGAAATGGAGTCATTGTAGTCGTATTTTGCCCATAACTGGCAAAAGCTAAAAACACTATTAAAAATATTAATAAGAATTGTCGCATAATTTTCACCTCGTTTAACTAACTTTTAAGCGTTTGAGAATGATGCCCTGAATTTTGGGAGTGCCGGTACAGGTGGATTTTGATATAATGCGAATACGAAAGACATCAATTCCGAGCGGTGGAATAATAATCGGAATGGTCTTTTTATACGTTGCTGTGCCGGTATACCTTACTGAATCCACCGCCGTTTTTACTTGTGCTAAATCACTGCCTGTCCAATGGATCCAATATAGCGTTTGAAAGCTCGAATCAGCAAATATTTCACTACCATTCGCGGCTTGAACTTCAATTGATAAACGGACTGCTGTTCCATTGTTAATCTGAAATTGTACCGACATATCTCCGCCTTTGTTTTTCCAATAGCGGGTAACAACTGTATCAAGTGCTCCTAAAATAGTCACGGTGTCACGATTGGCAGCATACTGCGTAGTAACTCCCGCCCGAATTGAATAGTCAAAATCAATTCGCTGTGATAAGATTTCGTCATTACTAATAATATCCTGTGAAATTACAGGCGAAATTAACCAGAATGTAAGAAATATAAACATCAATTTTTTCATAAAATAGCCCTTTCTTATTATAAAATACTATGTTAAAACTTCTTTAAATAATCCTTTAAATGTCCAGGTGTCAGCTCCCTGCTGCGGAGACGGTTCAAACGTGCCTTCACTGAGTTGCAGGGTGGGGAAGTAATTCTGTCCGATTCCAAATGAATACTGCCGATTATACCTGGCACGTACTTCCGCTGCATCAATCACGCGTGATTCCAGCAGAATTTCGTCAAACACGCCGTCAGCACCTTCGGTTGGTGTGGCGGTACTTCCCAGGTATAAGCGATTACATTTGTAAATGTCCATTTCAGGAACCGTGCAAGTATGATTCAATACGCCGTTGAGATAAACTTTCAGCGAATCGGCAGTATAGGTATCCCAAGTCATACAGATATGCACCCAGGTATCTTTGACGAATACAGTTGATCCAATCGCCCAGGCATCAACAAAGGTATAACCAGCATCTTTGCGCGCCCAGCCAATAGCAAGTTGATCGGAGGTGTCAAGTTTTAAGTAGCCATAGGAACTGGTCGTGGCATAAAAAGCTAAAAGTCTTCTATTCGTGCCCGTTACTTGATTAAATTCGGATTTATACCAGAAAGAAATCGAAAATTGCCTTTCGGAATACCAAGTTGGAATAGCATAATACACAATTTCGGCTTCACGTGCTCCGCCGTCTTTAACGTAATGGGTGGGGTATTGACTAAGTTCACCTTGTGCCCCCCAAAGCCAAAGGGTCGATCCTTCGGTAGTAAGATGCACCTTGAATCGAATATTATTCGCTACACTGGAAACGGTTTTGTAACCGAGTTTAAACCGTTGCCATTCACTATTGGCTGTAATCGTGGTGCTGGCTAAGACTGTTCCGGCTGTATTTTGAATGCTTAATTGAAAACTAACCGTTCCCAGCAATGACTTTGCCCAGATTGAGAAAGCTACATTATTGGTTCCAAAGGCCGTTGCCGTGTCGTACGTTAAGGTTCCACCGCCAACACCTGCCACGCACTTATCAGCTGTGGTGGTTCCATCGGGTGCGACTACTTGATCTGCCGTTACGGTAACATTGGAAGCCACCCAAGAAACATCATCCAATGCTTCTGATTTGGCAATTAAATGAGAAGTCATTATCGATTCGCGCAAAAGTCCTTCCGTATCGGTAAACTTTCCCTCAACTAAGCGTGGAATATTTGTAGCTGCGCTTTCGAGTTCGCCGGTATGAATGTTTTCGTAATTAGCTGCACCCGCGCGCACAAAGGTAATAGCATTACCATCATGGGTATTGGTTCCGCGTTCAAATGACAGGTAAAGCACCAGGTATTTATTCAGCCAAAATTTAAAACTCGTACCATCCTTGACTGCATCATACCAATGCTGGAGTTGCATTTTCAAGTCGCCTGAAAGGTGATCGCGCAGGACAGAAATCACTGATTGGTCATAAAATCCAGCGTATTGTACAATCCCGGAAATCGCTTGCATCATGCCCCGAATCCGCTGTTGAACTTCCTGCCAGGTCTGCCAATAGCGATCAAAATCGATGGTATACTCAATACCTGAGACGGTATATTTAATTCTGCCTTTGTCGGTAATCATTTTACAAGTCCGCCAAAACTATGTTATCAAGTGAATAAGCCACTAATTTGTATTTAATTAATTCTACGTACGTTAATTTTTC